CCTTAATTTCTTCTTCTTCTTTCTTGGGGAATTAGTGTAATTCGTTGGAATTAAACGACCCATTATGTCTATTGGTATTGTTATCTTCATTCTATTTTGTCTTTTAAAGTCGTGAATAAACAAGACATATTATATGCAATTACATTCTTTAAGGTGTGTTTCACCTCTATTATATTTATTTACATATACTTGTCGTATCAGGGTGGCATCTGAAAACCACCCCTTTAGAGTGTAAAAATTCTTTTGCTTTCATAACTTATTATATTTCGTGTTCTTTTTTTATGTGTTCGCTTGCTGGTCTGTTTCTATTATACTGGTCTACATTAAAGTTCTTGTCGTAGTTTCTCCTTTCTGCATCTAACTTATAATATAAGAATGCTTGGAAACCGTTAAGGTGTGAGTCAGTAGGAAAGAAATATTTCCATCCTTTTGATGCTCCCTTAACTATGTAGTAACAGAAGGCAACCCCTATTTTACCACTACTTTTTTTAAAGTTAATCACCGCAGTATGATCTGAAGTTGGTATAACCTCATCGACTTCAAATGATTCATTATTAAAATTTCCTTCTCTATTTTTATGAGAGAATCTCTCCGCTATTACTTTAGCGAATGTATGTAATTCTTTTGCTATTACTTTTTGCATGGCCAGACAACTATTATGTTTATCATTTAATTCTTCTTTTATCTGTTACTATTCTATGGCAATTAGAACATCTAATTTCACATTTATTAATTTCTTTCTGTATAGATTTAATACCATAAGCTCCTCTCATCATATTTGAAACGCATTCTATTTTCTTTCCTCTAACATGATCAAAATCTAACACTAAAGGATTTTTTTCTCCACAATCAACACATTCAGATATACTTTTAATTGCGTCTACGTATTCTTTATTTGTTTTTCTTTGAGCTTTATTTCTTTTGCTCGATCGTTTCTTTATTTTTTTCTTATTGGCTTCATAATGACGTTTAGATGCTGCAGCTTGATCTTTTTTATCTCTATACGCCACTTGATATTAAGAAGGCCATACTACTATTAAGATATTGCTACATCTATAATTCATCTTCCATAGATTTAACCATATCCTCTAATAATTTTATTAAATTTTTTGCTTTTGATTGAGATTCTTCATACTCTCTTTCCATTAGATGTTCAAAAAGATCTTCTCCAAACTGATGTATGTTTTCACAGGTGAAATTAATATGTGCTATAGTTTTTTTATCTTCTGGTGCTACTCTTGACATTTATTTAATAGTTGTTTTAACTCTTTTTGAACATTAATTATGGACAAATTTAACAATTTATTTTGTTCTCGCAAATCGTGGAGTTCTTTTTTTATTTGCAAAGGCTTTAGTTCTTCATATTCAGAAGCTTCACCTCTCCATGTAGCAAGAATGAGTTCATAGTCTCTTTTCATTTGAGGGTATTGGATTAACATAATAGAAAATCCTTTTAGTGCGTGTATGATAGTAGAATGATTTCTTCTAAATTTTAACCCAATATATTGTAAAGAAAAAAGACATTCTTCTCTTAATATTTTATAACAAATTACTCTTGCCTTGATAAACTCATCTGTCTTTATTTTAAGGTCAACATCTATATTGTAATGAGTATTAACTATATTTTTTATTGCTATTACTTTTTGTTCTTTCATTTAATTTTAAATTTAATAAGTCTAAATATTCGTCCATAGATATAAGTTGTACATCAGACAATATAGTATACTTAGATTCGTTTTTTATTATTTCTAATGCAAAAGTAATTGGCTCATTTTCATCATCCATAATTAAACCTCCTAATACTGTTGATATTAATTTGTTGGTGGGAATATAATCTATATTTTTTTCTATGAAGTTTGCAATTTTTATTCCAGTCCTGATATCCATATCTGAAATGCTTTCCATAAAATCTTCAGCTACATCATAGCCTGCCTCCCTTATATACTTCTGTTCTGCATCCATGTTTTTCTAATTCTTTTAATCTGTATTCTTGTAATTTAGATAATTTACCTGTTGGTTTTTTTACTTCTGAAAACAATACATTACAATTAGGAGGGATAGCAAGGAGGTCGGGGATGCCATTCTTATTAGTCTTTATTAGCTTAAGAACATAGTATCCTTCCGCCTCCAGTTGCTTAATCCTCTTTGCCTGTATTTGTTGTTCAGTCACGAGACAAATTTATAAATTTTCTTCTAAAGTGAGTAAGGGTGTAGTCTTTCTTCTTAACTACAGCCTTATAAATATCCTTCTCTATACCTCCTTTACTAAATATCCAGTACACATCATTCTTAAGTCTATCCTTAGTTGTCATACGATCTCTACTCTGCCAGTATGATGTAGCACTAAAGTCAATATTGTAATATACTAAGGCATTAGCCTTTCGTAAACTAATACCTTCTCTACCACTAACTATCTGAAGGGCAATATTCTTATCTGTTGTATTGAAACAATCTAAATCTACACACAATTCATCTCCGAATACTTCTTTGAGAGCATTAAGTTCTTCTTTAAATTTATAAAAGATACCTATTTTAAATCCTCTAAATTTTTTCTTTATAAACTCAGCCTTACTTAAATCAATTATCATAGAGTTTCCACTCTCAAACTTTATAGTTCCGCTACATAACTGATGTACCTTAGTCATTAATTTAACAGCTGTATCAGCCAATATAACCTCAGAATCACCCTCTACTACTAAATCTTTTTTTAGTTTGCTTATAAGCTTTGTAGTGGAATCCTTCATCTCAACTTCTAAAACATGCTCAGTAGTTTCAACTACAAACCCAGCATCCTTTTGGCTAAAGTTAATAGTATAAGGAGACATTGCCTCTATAATTTTCTTACTTCCTTTTGAATAGTCATTGATATATAGCCCTCCTATTTTTTTCTTAACCACACCTACATAAGTATTAGCAAATTCGTAGAAGTTTCTGTACTGTGAGAAAGGATTATTAGGTATGAAAAATACTTGATGATACATTTGTGAGTATGCCTCTGGAGTTGGTGTTCCACTAAGTAACATTATATAAGGATCAGATCTAAATATAATATTCTTTACCCTTTTAGATCTTCCGCTTGGTTTTGGAAATGCCCCCATACCATGCGCCTCATCGCAAATTACTACATCCCATCCAGTCTGTCTAATCTTATGTAGTGATTCGTAATTTATAACCTCTATTTCAAATTGAGGAATTAGCAAATCATAATCACTTTGTATGCTGGAGATGGCTTTTTTCTTAGTTATAAATAAAACTTTCTTAGCCCCAATCTGATCACATATTCCTAAACTCGTTAGTGTCTTTCCAGTCCTAACCTCCATAGCTAAGTAAAGAAATCTATGTTGCTTTATTATACCAACACCATCTGATATTATTTCCTTTTGGTAGTCTCTAAATTTAATCATCTTTTACTACTGCATTTAAGTATGTAATCCATTTACCAAGCATATCTTTACCTTGTAAAGGAGTACAATTAAACTTATAATTTCCATAAGACAAGAGCCATTTACCAAACTTTATTCGGCTCACAGTTAATTTTGCTTTTGGGGCATAATCAGGATACTCATTAATAAAATCTAAATATAAATCATTTTGGTAAATTCTTGTATCTAAACACAGCTTAGGATTAGATATCCCATCAATTATACCACACCACTCAGCAAATTCGTGAGAAGTATCAGCAATTAGTACACGAGCCCTAAGATTTACAAATTCACTTTTTAGTAGACCTTTATCTAAATGTAATTGTAAGCACTGAATCATATAATTATCAAACTGACACCAATCATTATCATTCCATTCTCCAAACATTAACTTACCAAACTCTACAAGTGGTGTAAACTCTTTTGTGTAAAACTGACTAAGTTCTACATCCCACTTTCTACGAGCAAAAGAATTACCCTTACCTCTAATTGCATAGTTAGTAGTGATGGCCACCTTTGGAGATTTACTAAATGGTATCTTAATAGAATCTTTATTTTTCTTTTCTAAAGTTAATCCTTCTGTAACCACACTAAACAATCTCTCAAAGTCAAAATTTTTCTTTACATCATCAAAACATAATATTTGAGTATCAGCAGAAACTAATTGATAAGCAAATGATTTATCAAAGTTAAATGACTTACCATCTATAACTACTAACTTTTTCATTTGTGCTAACCCATTCATAAATAATCCCTTTCCTGTTCCTCCTTCAGGATTATCTGATATAACCTCATCATTTAATATAGTAGCTGGACAATAGGATAAGTTTTTCCATCCATGTAATAAATAACCCATCGTAGATTCCATAGATAAAGTTCTCTTCCCATCACTTCCTGATATGTTAGATATAAAGGTTTGGAAATCACAATCAGTAACAGTACAAACATCAAATACTCTATCAATAACATGATCCTTCCAAACATAACCTCCTAAATCTAAATAATCAATAGGAATAATTTCATCTTTGGTTATCTTAACTGCACAATTTGTATAATAAAGATATGCGGTATTTTTGGTATCAGCTACAAAGTATACATTTATAGATCCAAGTAGAGTTAGAAATTCTTCTCTAAAATACTTTACACTTTCAGCAAAGTAATTATATATACTGGTATCATCTACATCTAAAAGAAAACTTAATACAAAATCTTTTATTTCTTTTTCAGATGTATGATCAATTAAATTATTAGTTACCTTAACAAACACATAACTCTTACTTCCTTCTGGGTTAAATTTATAAAATCCATTGTCTTCTAAAAAATCCTTAAATGAAAGATGAATAATTTTAACAACTCCCTTTTCACTCTTTGTCCAAAACTTTTGGTTGTCTTGTTCCTCCTCAAGTCTTCTTACTACATTATCTAAAACATTATCCTCAACATCTAAGCCTTCTGAAATTTGGGATTTAATTTCAGAGGCAGTAGCCCCCTTTCTTAATTTTCTTTTTACATTATTAACTTTTTCTTCATCTTCATAATATTTTGTTCCAAAGTTTTGTACTTGCTTATATGCTGATTGTATAGTTCTTATTACTTCATTTTGAGTAAAGTCTTTACTAACAAAATTACCCATAACATATTCTGCTAATGTTTTATTAACTCCAAAATCATTAAAGGCTGAGGCAAGTATGTAAACATTATTATTTCTCTCCCCACTATTTAATCCATACTTTCTTTCCCACCACTTTAAAAGAATTTCTACAATTTTATTCTCATTGGTTATTGGTATAGTTTGCACATCTTTATGTTTAACAACCTCTTGATACTCTTGTTCAATAATTTGATTAAAAACACTTGACTGCTCATTTATGAATATTAAAGGATCATAAGATTCATAACATACTCTTGAAACATTCTTACATGATATATCAAAGTATTCACTATCATAGTGCAGTTGTAGTGAGCCAAAAAATTGTTTGTGGGTATCTCCTTCTGCTGGTATCTTAACTAATGCCTTTAATCCTAATCCACTTGGCGAAATAAATACTGAGTAAGTATATTTATCTTTAGTTAAAAATTCTTTTTGCTCTAATAGTAATTTTTCAGTAGGAAAGTTATCAAAATCTAAACATATTAATCCACTATGTTCAAGTAATGAAGAATCATTTCTTTTACTAAATTTACCACTGAAACATACTGCTGGTAATGATTGCTTTAATTTATTTCTTATTTCTTTGTCTTTTTCTACCCTTATTGATCTTACTATGTCTTGGGATGCTCCTTCTTGAATCCTTTCTAATATTTTTGATACATCTCTGTAGAAAGGTTGAGCAGTATCTTTAATATCTTTAAATATTGTTATTTCCATTTTATTTGATTTATGATGTGTTATTTTAACTTTATTTTAACTTTATGTTAATTTTTTTTACTAACTACTACTTATATATTCTTTATTTATGACTATATGATAAGAAATATATATATAAATAAGTAAAGAGAGTTTAAGTTTAAGACTTATATATAGAGAGTCTATAATTTATAAGAAAACTTATCATCTCATCATTTAAAAGAGGAAAGAAAAGGGGCAAAAAGCCCCTAATCTATTCTCTTAGATTGAAATTTAGAAAGGTAAATCTTCCTCAACCGCTGGTGCAGTTTCTTTCTTTGGTTCTGGCTTCCAAGTATCTACTGCTAAGTAATGTGTTTTACCATACTCGTCAGCACCATCTTTTTTAGCTGATACATTAAGTTTAATGTATTTTTTACCATTGTACTCAAACATGTGTTCTTGGGGTAAGTCTGATAAACATACACTACAAGAGATCATGCTCCCATCAAATTTTGATGTTCCGTTTCCTACATAGATTTTTTCTTCTGCCATGATTTAATTTTTATAAATTATTTTTTCCAACTGATTCATTGTAGCCTCCATGAGATTATCTCTTTCAGCTTGAGTATATAGATTGGTTGGAATTTCAATCCATACACTTTTTCTTGTTACATTAAAGTATTTCTCTAATGATATAATTTTCAATATCTTCTTTAGCATTTTTTTCATAAAATTTATTATACACTTCTATTGCTTTTTCTACCTTGTCTTTACCATTCATCAAGAAGTTTTGTGATGGATGATATATTCCTAACTCAAATGTAGTCTTGTCAACAACATAGAACACCATAGGCTTGTCAAAGAATTGTTGGTATAGGTATGCTTGACTATCATAGTTATACTTTCTTGCGCTATACTTAAAATCCTTTATATTTCCTGTAGTCTTTAAATCTATCAAGAAATCATGTCCTACAATATCTGCTTTACCTTTCCACATCATACCCATAACCTCTTGTACTGCTGGTACTTCAAACTGATTACCCTCATCATAGATATCCTCAAAGAATTGTAAGTTGTTTTTCATTAAACTAATAGCCTTATCAATCTCTACTTTTTCTTTATCTAACATCATAAGTGATCTTCCGTACTCAGCTAACTCTTCTTTATACTTTTTAGAATTTCTGCTTGATACATCTATACTTGTAAATTCCTCTGATACTAACTTCTCAGGCTCTAACATTGCAGTATGGAAATATCTACCAATTAACATAGGTTTTGTAAATTCTTTAGGCTTTCTAAAAGTTTTAGGATCGTTAAGTAATGTTATTATATCTGAATTAGATAAGTATTGCTTACCAAATTCTCCATAGTAATGGTCATCATCCTTTAGTTTTTCTAATATATCATTCATAATTTTTTAAATATTTGTCCTCCTTTTTCTCTCATTAAATCTATCTTAATTACTTTTTCTTCATCAATAATTTTAACTATATCAAAGTACCACTGAGTAAATTTATCACATGATTCAGGATCAGTTGAGGCTACTGCACATATACTTAAAGTATTGTAATATACATTAACGAGTAATTGGTTTTTATCTTTATTAACTCCTATGTTTTTAAAGTAATCTAATCCTACGCTAAATCCTTGCTCGCTTATTATAGATGAATCATTATGGTCAATCCAGTTTAATTTATCTAACTTAATATTAACAAGTTCTTTGAAATTTTTAAATTTAAACTCCATTACTTAATATATTTAGATATTTCCTTCTTTACCAATGGCTTTATCTTATACTTAACCTCTAAATTCTTTACAATTTTAGGTAATCCAAGATCTTTATTGTCAGATACATACTTTAATACTTTAGCAAAGTTTTCATCTCCAATATTTAATTCAACATGGGTTGTCTTAGTTGGTACTGGAGTTTTACTAACCGCAACAGATGGGGTGATAGTTTGAATTGTATCCTCTCCTATCCATAAACTTAATCCTAATCCATGCATAGCAATTGCCTTAGCAGTTGATCTTTGGATAGTAGTATTAACATCCATTGAAGTTACCTTAGCAATTGGTATAGAGTTATTTCTATAATCCATAACTGGTAGGTAATCTATATGCTCTAACCCCTCAATAACAATACCTACCTTACAATAAGCAGAATTACCATCAGTAAAAAAGTTAAGACCAGTATGTTCAGATTCATATACTATTCTTTGAGCAGTAGGATGTTCTAATTTTAGCATACTCCAAGCTGAAGCCCAAGATAAATAGCTGAATTTACCTTTCTTTTCTGTTTTATCCTTTACGGATATGGAAGCGAGTTCCTTAAAAATGTTTTTCTTCATTTAATTTGATTTTATTTAATTGTTTTTGTCTGTTGGAATACTTAATAATTAAGTTTTCTCTTGTAGTTTTTAATTTTTGTATATGCTTATCGTTTTTACGGGTATTTACCTCATTCCTAATCTTTTCCTCTATCATGTCTAACTTTCTTTTACAATTCATCATTGATAGTCTTAAGCCTCCCTTTCTCCATCCATGAATAAAAAACAACTTATATTCATCGTTACTACATTCTTGGAAGTAATCTCCATTCCTACCACAATTAAGTATTTCAGTTTTAGATGGAAATTTTTGAATCTTTACGCCGTAATTTATAAAGCTATTGTTTAAAGATTTGTACGTGTGTTTATCTTTTATTGCTTGTTCGTATATATCATCTACACTATACATTTTGTAGTTTATTAACTACATCTTGAAAGTCTTGGTCGCTATCAATTAATTCTTTAGCTTTTTTATATCCATGTATTATGGTTGAGTGAGCGGTAGGATGTCCTTGATCTTCCATAAATCTCTGTATATAAGAAATTCTTATCGGTCTTTCCATACATAAATAGTACAGCATTTGTCTTGCGTCTACTATATCCCTCCTCTTTGTTTTATCAAACATCTGATCAAGTGTCAGATGAAACTGCTTGGCTATTGCTATTGCATAACCATCAAAAATATCTTTTTTCATATTTAATTTAATTAGGTTGCTAAGATAATACTTTAGTATTACTTGACAAAATTATGTTTAACTTATTTTTATTTCTTTATAGAATAATCAATGTTATTCCATGCTTCTTTTTTTATCTGAACCCTATATAGTATAAGGTATCCGATTAAATCTAAGATGGTATCCTCTGTTTTATCATTGATACCTACTTGCTTAATCCTACTTAACTTATCATCTATTCGTGCCAGTATTCCCTCCTTCGGAGACAGCTTAGAAAATATCTTTGGAGGATCATTTGCAGTATCTCCATACGCCTCATTCTTTTCAAGTAATAAATCTATTACCTCTTTACCTATTTGTTTTATTAAGTATTCTGTTTTCATATTATTTTTTTTTAGGTTTAATTTCTTTTTTTCTGTATTGTGGTGTTAAAGATGATAATTTACTATTTTTTTCTCTTAAACCGCTGTATCTCCATAATTCATCGGCAGTTAGTACAATAATACCATTTTCTTTTTGCCACTTTTGTTCTTTTTCCATTTGTATTGCTACATGATGTCTTACTTTCATACCCAATATTCCTTATAGCAATACTTAGTACAAAAAGTATCTGCAACTTCTACTATGTCATCACAATTTCTACAAGTAAAATAATTGTGCTTTTCATTACATGGTGTACAATAATTTTCTTGGTATCCACTTGGCACATCTACTACCTTTAATTCTTCTTCGCAATTATGACAATAATCTTTTTCAATTTCTTTATTTTTTTTAAAGTAATCCACCATTTGCTGTAAGTGTTGTATTAGTGTCTTATTTGGTTTTGGTTTTAGTTTCTCCAATAATATTCTTTTAAATACTTGCATTTTATTCATATCTTTAATCTATTAAATTAATTTCACTAATTTGTTCTACATATTCATAAGGATCTCCTATTTCAGAATGTATTTGCCCATCTTCTCCCAGTCCTACACAAAACACATTTTGCAATAGATAGAGACTATTAGATCTACAAACTTGTTTTTCTAACCAATCAACAATCTCTTTGCACCAATCATCTGAATCATACCATTTAATGTAATTGAATGTATAAAAGGTTTTATCATTTGGATCTCTTTGCTTATGTATTTTTAGATAATCTCCATCGGGTTTGTCTACTGGAAATTCATGCTTCCTTAATATGTTATCAAATTCTTTTGACAAATCTCCAGTTTTTACTCCTATAATTACTTTACTTCTATATCCCATCTTATTTATTGTTTTAGTCCTTCAGTTTCAGAATCAAGATATAATTCTGCCCTATAATTTATTTCTTCAGAAGATAATTCTAACTCAAAATGACCACCTACAATTACATATAAAGTTTCCTTATGCTTAATTTGATTATTCATAATCCCATCATTATATATAGTGGGTATATCTTGTAGTTTAAACCATTCTTCTGCATACTTAATTTGATTATTCATATTATTTAATTTTAATTTATACTGACTACTCTATCTATCACTCAACGCAAACTGATATCCCAGTCCGTTCATTACTTATCAAGAGTAGTTTCGGATATTAAATCCTCATCAGAGTATATTTATAAGTGTCCTCCATATTGTTTACCTACAATTTCAAATCTCCATTCACTTGGTTCTGACCAATCAGTCCAAGCATCATCTAAAGATATGCCAATGCCAAATTCACATTCTACTTTTGACAATTTATCATCTATCTTATGTATATATAAGTCCTCATTATCAATTAGATATTGATGTACTTCACTTTCCTCATCTATTAAATTAGGAATTTCTATTTCTACTTCAGCGTATTTATGATATACACTTCTTTGCATTATTTTTACTTTCATATTTTAAAATTCCAGGTTAATAAATTAGGATCTAAATCACAAATAATCTCTCCATGCTCTATAACACTTTGTTTAATATCATCTTCATCAGGAAACTCTACATGTGAAATAGATACATACTGCATATTTATAGACTTACTATGACCTGACTTTAATACCTCATGTACTTCAATTATATAATCATTTTTATGTGTAAAAACTTTAGATAATTCTTTCTTTAGCATATCTAATTCTTTACAATCTTCATTATAATATATAGTATAATCATCCCAATCTGACTGACTATATCCAGTACATGATATTATACATTTTTTATGATAACCATCAGTATCAATTTTTTTGCTTGGTAATACATTATTCATTCTTCTATTGCCATTGTGTACTGCAATATCTAAATCTTCTGATAAGTTTATTAAATCCTCCTTATATAACTCCCATGATAAATCATTTTGATAATCATTTGTTACTTCTATTACATTCTTTTTCATATTTATTGTTTTAATCCTTCTATTTCTGATATTATTTTCCAACCAAAAAGGTCAGTCATTTGTAATAATGTTAGGCCGCAAAAATCTGTTTCTGTTAATCCTCCATTATCTACTGAATGAAAATTAATAAGGTCATTTTTTATATCTTCTAAATCTTCATATATTATAACATTGTATTTATAATCGGTCTTATATTCATTTATTTGGGTATCATATAGTTTATATTTCATATTAAGTCTCCGTTTATATCAAAACTACCCATAACTTTGTATTGATCATGATTATCTATTGGATTATTATCTTCATCTAACTCTGTTATTACACTGGTAAATAGCGTTATACTCTCATCACTATCATCCCATACTTCTATATTGTTAAAGATTATATCAAAATCCTCATCTTCTCCATTAGTTCTGTTTCCTAATAAGTGTATGTACTTATCTTGGTTTTCTATTTTCTGCAATTCTGCAATCAGTTCTTTTACTATCATTTTCTTATTTCTATTATTAATAACACATCATTGATGTATTCCATCCATTTATTATAAGTTAAAGCAGTTTGCTTACCTATTTTGTGTACTCTCATTGGTTTCATATCTATCCGTTTTATTGTTTTTACTATCCTGGTAAGCATTGTAATCGCCAAATCTTAATCCGCAACTGCTTAACGTAAGTGTTATCCATACCACTAATATTGTGTAGTAGTATCTTGCTATCCATTTCATTGGTATTCCTAATATATCTTTCATTATGATAATACTATATTTAATGGGTGCAATATAATCCAAATGATAGCAAGTATTAATCCTACTGAACATATTATGCTCATAATTCTGTCTTGATTTATTTGTTTCATAATTGTGTGTGTTAATTGGTATCTTATGATACTGACCACCTTTCGGCAGTTTCGGATATTAAATCCATCTTCAGAGTATCTCGGCTATATTTTCTTCTACATGCTTGTTAAACATTCAGGACAAAAAGAGTGAATATCAGTGTACCTAACATCTTCTTTACAATTCCAGCACTGCACTTCGTGTACTGGTGTAACTCCGCTACTGATTGTGATTTCCAAGCCTTTATACTCGGAATTCCATTCTTCCTGGGTAGGGTTTTTTGTTTTGTTTAATTCCACTAATCTTTCTAATAATTCTTTATCATTTAAAATTGCTAATTCATATATATCAGTACTATCGCCGTATATATATCCATGATTGGAATTTATATCTTGTATTTGCTCAATTATTCTTTCTCTATCCATTATAAAAGTATTTTATTGTTTCGTTTAAGTTTAAGTAATATGTTTGCCAACCATTAACAAAGCAATTTACTTCCCATTCGTTTTTATTTAATCTTATAACTTCCTTTGTAGATAATAGCAGTCTGAAATCTTTATGCTCTCCCATTGTCATGTTAAGAAGTTTACTTTCAATTTGTTCTCTTTTCATATTTTTACTGGTATTTAAATTCAAATTCTCTAATTGTTTTTTTCTCTTTGTTTGGGCTTGTTGAGGTTAAACGGGTGGTTGTGTACCCATACGCTGTATAGCTTTTTTCTTTATATTCTCCCCCTCCTAAACTTCTAAAGAACCTCAACGTTCCTTCTTCTGTTATGTTTTTGTATTGCTCCTCTGTTATTGTGGTGGTGGCTTTTTTATCCTCTAAATACGTTGTTTTGGTATTTGGGTTTTTTAAAAGATTTGTCTTGATAAGTTTAATTATTAGATTTTGCATTTTCTTATTGGTTTTTATTATTATTAATTTTGTTGTGTAGTTTGTGGATCTGATAAGACATAAAAGAAAAGTAGTTTTTAATTATACTATCTTCCATTTCTTCTGGATATTCCCCTTTTAACTCTTGTAATTCCTTTGCTAACTCTAAAATTCCATGATTTGTAAATTCAATAGGCATTGCAGAAGGTAAACCCATTAACCAGTCGGCAAATCGTTGCTGATGGTTTGGAGTTCTTCTTTTGTTATACTCGCAATCTTGATTATCAAACTCATCAAAAACAAAGTTTATTTTTTCCTTTGGTGTGTCTGTCTTTGTGTTAAATTCTGTCCCATCAATTTGGCCTAATAAATAAGCTTCAATATTTTGAGCGTATTTTTTTGTGTTTGTTCTTAGCATGTTTTTAATTATAAAATTAGTATTAGTATTTATTTATTGTACAAAGATAGTATAATACTTTTTAATAATCCTAATAAAAAACAAAGTATTTTTGTTCCACAAGTACAATAGTTTTTAAGTCGTTGATACTTAGGAGCTTAGAGAGGTAATTATTTTGTGTTTTCTTGGTGTTTTGTTTGTGTGTCGGTGTGTTCGTGGGGGTATTAAGGTCAACCCCTTGACCTTTTAACCTTTTATTCTGTCTAAAGTGGGGGGAAGGTGGGGGAATGAGTGGGAAAGCGTAGGCATTAAGCAAGCGAAACAGCAAACAACCAAGCAAGGCAAGGAGCAGAGGAGGAGAGGCGGCAGCCTACACACAGCCCAGAAAATAAAGGCGGATTAATTGCGTTGCAAATTTTGAAAAGAAGAGGGGGGGGGTTGATTTACAAACTACTTTCTAATGAGGACTACTCAGCGTATGCCATATAATAACCCTAAGCCCCGAGGTGTCTAAAAAATTTTTTTATCTTTGTAAAAAATAAAACAATGACAAAAAAGACAACACCTAAGACTAAGAAGGCTACAACACCTAAGGCTAAGAAGGCTGTAAGATCAAATACAAAAACAAAACCAAAATATTAATTATGAAAAAAATGACAAACCCTTTTGTGGGATCGGACAATGTAGGCGGACTTAATGTTCAGAACGGAAGATTAATAAATGATCGTGAAGACGGTGAAACGGGTATAGCACAGGCTTCTCGTTATAGAAAGCAGATGGAAAAACAATATAAGATTGACTGTATAGCTGACGGTATTGAGCGTGCAGAGATGAGAAAAAAAATGGATCGTTTCGATAGAAATAATTACTAAGAAGTTTATTTGTTATGTTGTGTTGAAAGAGGTTGGGTGCATTGATTTGTTGCTCACCCTCTTTTTTTATATATATATGACAAGAGTCATCATACTCATGATGACCTAAAAACAAACTCGTCATAGCCTAACTAATTGGTTTCTATTATATTATATTTATTTATGACAAGATGACAAGAATAAAGTATTTATTCTATAAAGAAAAGTATAAAGAAGAATAGTAAATATATATATATAAATAGAAAACTTTTTTTTATCATATTAACATTTATTTTTTAATCAAATAGATTGCAGTTATTTTATTTTATTATCTTTGCATCAAATTAAATTAATTTAAATTCTACTACAATGCAAGAGCAAGGTTACATACCTAAAGACTTATCGTTTGATGAAGAAGCGAGAGATAAGTTAATATCGGGAATCTCCAAAATATCTAAAGCAGTTAAGTCAACTCTGGGGCCACAGGGCCAGACAGTGCTTATTGAATCACAAGAACATACTCAAGGATTAACAGTAACAAAAGATGGGGTTACTGTAGCTAAGAGTATATTTCTTATTGATCCTATAGAGAACTTAGCAGTTAGGATGATGAAGCAAGCTTCGGAGAAGACGGCTAACACCGCAGGTGATGGTACAACTACAGCAATTGTACTTACAGAAGCATTAGTAAAGGCGGGACAGAGTTTTATAACTAAGGAGGATAACCTTATACAGGTTGTTAGAGAGATTAGAGCGGCTGGTGATGATCTATTAAAGCAAATAAAAAATAATGCTGTAGATGTTACTGATGAGATGCTTGTTGATATTGCAACTATCTCTGCAAACAATGATGTGGAGATTGGCGAAATTATTGCCAAAGCATACAAAGAAGTGGGTAAGGATGGTATAGTAACGGTTGAGAGATCTCAAACTGACAAAACTTATGCTGAGGTTACTAATGGTATAAAAGTTGATAGAGGGTACACATCCACTATGTTTATTAACGATCAAAGAAAAGACGAGTGTGTTATGGATGGTGTTAAAGTATTGTTATGCGATACTGAGATTACTAATATACTTCAAATCGAGAATATACTTAAACCAATTATTAATGCTGGAGATAAATTACTTATCATAGGTAACTGTTCTACTAATGTTATTAATACTCTCGCTGCTAATGTGCAGCGTAATGGGTTACAGTTTTGTAATATACAAGTTCCATCATTTGGATACAAGTCTCACGAGCTTATGCAGGACATTGCATTCTCAGTAGGAGCTAAATACTTTTCAGAAAAGACTGGAGACGATTTATCTTTGATTAGAATGGAAGACTTAGGTGTTGCTGATAAAATTATAGTTGGTAAAGACTCTACTATCATTATAAAAAATGGAGAGATTAGTAAAGAAACAGTTGACAGAGTATTAGAACTTAGAGAACAGCAAGAAACTTTAACTGCTAAACATGAGCGTGACTTTGTGAATGAGCGTATAGCAAGTTTAGTTGGAGGAATAGGATGTATACAAGTAGGAGCAACATCTGATATAGAGCAAAAAGAAAAATTTGACAGAGTCGATGACTCTGTTTGTGCAGTTCGTTCCGCACTAAAGGAAGGTATTGTACCTGGCGGCGGATTGTTATTAGCTACCTTAGCTAAAGATTATAATTCAGATAGTACTTCTGATAAGATTATTAGACATGCCCTTGTAGCTCCGTTAACTCAGATACTTATAAACGCTGGATTAGAGGTTGATAAAATATATGATAATGATCTCTTCCATAAAAAAACTGAGAACTTTGGATACAATGTTGTAACTGGAGAGTATGGAGATATGTTTGAGATGGGTGTAGTTGATCCAGCTAAGGTTACCTCTGAGGCTTTATCTAATGCTATTAGTGTTGCATCTACAATACTTACTACTAACGCTATTGTTACGCATGCAAGAATACATACTGATGCTTAGGTTGATAGTATGGTTATTTAGCGGGAAATATAAAAATAAATTAGAATCAAATTTAAAAGAGTATGAAACCAATAGGGAAGTACATAGTAATTAAAATGATCAAGGAAGAGCTTAAGACAGAGTCTGGGCTTCTACTATCAGCACAAGATGCTTCAGAATTTAGGTATAAGAAAGGTGAAGTAATTAAAGAAGGAACTGATGTTACTGTTATTAATTCTGGAGATATCATATATTATGATGCAGGTGCAGGTCATAATATGTTAATAGAAGATAATCCTTATACTATTATTCAAGAGCGAGATATCGTTGTTGTTTTATAAACTGATTCATCTCTACAATCATATTACGATAAACTTTATCCATGTAAGTGGCATCATTTCTAAATAAAGGATTAGCCTGCGGGCTTTCCCCTATCTCTTCTCCGTTTAGTTTTTTGTAAAGAGTGTTTACCAGTCGTTTACCTTTATAAGATAACTCATACAAAGTAGCTTCTTTACCCTTTCTTTTTCTCCACACGTGTATCCATCCAGACTTAAGTAGCTCATAAAACCTGGATTCATCCCAAGACATACATTCTTCAAACTCTTTAAACTTTGTTTTATTAAATATCTGTTCGCTGTATAAGAAGAATAACATATCTATAGCGGGAGTTCCGACTTTGTATTTGGCTTTAGCCCAATACCTTATCACCCTCCAGTACTTCATGTAATCATGAGAGGGTTGAACTCTATCGTAGTTCTTACGTATTATATTTGGCATTAAATTTAATTTGTATCTTTGCGGAAACAAAAGTACTAAATTTATGTCAAGCAGAAAAGATAGAAAAAGAAAAGAGATAGATAAAGCAAGAAAAGAGTCTATTGCAAAGGCAAAATTAAAGAGAGATAAAAAAGTTTCTTCTATTTCAGAAAAAGAAGCTAAGTTAGCGGATAAAGTTGATAAGCTTTCTAAAAAAACTACAGTTACTAAGCCAGCTGATAGAACTAAAAGAACAGAAAGAAAAGAAAGAAGAGCTGATAATAAAAGAAACAAATCTATTGATAAGCTTAATGCTTTTAAAAAAGAAAAGTCAGTAAGAAAAACAGCAAGAGCAGACAAAAGATTAGCTTCAGCTAAAAATAGAGCAGAGAAAAAAGCGAACAGAAAAAAAAGAAACATGGGTAGTCGTACTCGTTGGGACACTACTTGGAATTAAAAAATAATAACTATCTTTGTAAAATATTAAAAAATTATGCCAGATCCAAAAAAAAAGAAAGCAACTACTAAAACCAGAAAGAGATTGTTTGGTGGAAGTAAGACTGTTACTAAACATTCTGACGGAACTAAAGTAAAAGAAGTTAAAAGAAAAGATGGTAGTACTAAAAAAATTAAAGTTACTAAGAAAAACAAGGGAACTACTAATACTAATATAACTCAGAAGTATAATAAAAGTGGTATGTTAACAAAAACTAAAGTAAAAGATACTGACGGATTAAGTACTGTTACTAAGTATAAAAAAGACGGAACTTTAAAGAGAAAAAAAAGAACAGGTTTAGTTTTTGGAAAAAGATACTAAATAAATATAAAAAATAAATAAAAAAAATCATGCCAGATCCAGTAAAGAAAACTGTAGTTAAAAGAAAAAATAGAGTAACCGCTGTAAAGAATGCAGACGGAACTACTACTAAGACAAGAGTTCGTAGAGATGGTACTACTAAGAAAGTAAAGACTTATAAAGGTAAAAAAACGGTTGCATCTAAAGTTGTTAAATATAGAAAGGATGGTTCTAAGAAAAGATCACTAACAAGACCTGGAGATAAAACAGGAACTATAGTTAGGGACTTTAATTCAAAAGGAAAACAATCAGGGCCAGCAAGAAATAGAAAGAAGGTTGTTAAAAAAACTGTAAAAGGTATTGCTGTCGCAGCTGCAAGAACCGCAGGATCAGTGGCGGCTATGTCTGCACTATCACCTATTATGCCAGCAATTGCAGGTGTAACAGCAGCAGGTATTGCAGCTAACGAACTGAAAAAAGCAAGGCCTATAAAAGCTATGCAAAATGCAGCTAAGTGGATTAAGAAAGGAGTTAAAAATAAAATACAAACTGGAAACAGAAAAGGAATTACTAAAAAGAAAAAATAATTATGAATTACAAACAAGGTTACAATTCAAGACTTGATGAGTCATTAGCTGCTAAGAACGGAAAGAAGTCTCAATCAATGAAGTCAAGAAGAAACGAGTCTAAAGCTATGTCATCAAAAGATTACGGTCATGCATACGGTGGAGATCACAACATGTCTTACGAGTGCATAAGCAACGTAAAGAAAAAGATTGGATCTGCAATACGTAAATAATGGCTGGTAGAACTAAAAAGAAATTCCCACAAATTAAAAAGTCTAATGAAGGCAAGTTTACTAAGTGGGCAATGAATAACGGATTCAAAGATGCGTGTAGTGGTGCTTCTGCTGTAATGAAGAATACAAATAAGTATTCTAAGTCAGTAGTAGAAATGGCAAACTATGCTAATAATTTTGGATGTAAAAATAAATAATATGATTAAAGCAATAAAATGTAAATGGAACTGGTTATTAAATATGTTAATGTTTGATACAGAAAACTGTCCTTACCAAACTTGTACTTGTAAAAAGTAATTATGAAAAGAACTCCAACACATCAAATTAAATCAAAAGGCCTGGGAGATAGTATAGAAAATTTTACCAGAGCAACAGGAATAAAAACTGTAGTTGACACTGTGGCTAAAGCAGCAGGAAAAGATTGCGGATGTAATAAAAGAAAGGACGCTCTTAACAGAATGTTTCCTTACGAAAAATAAAAAATAAAACATGGCAACAATACCATTAACAAACAGGTTTCACACTACTACAGAAACTGTACCAACAGCTAATTTAGGATCTAAACAATCTAATTCTGACAGAGAATCTTTTTCAATGCAGGATGTTGTAGATACTGTAAATGTGGGTAATATAGCAGGAACAATAACTACAGGTCAAGTTGCTTTTGGAGCTGCTACGGCTAACTCTATTGAAGGGAATGCAAATCTTACAACTAACGGAACAGATTTATTTTCAGCAGGTCAAGTAAATTTAACTAATTTAAACATAGCTCCAGCTACATCTACTTCAGCAGGAGTATTGGGAGAGATAAGATGGGCAGCAGATGCTGTTTATTTTTGTATAGCAACAAACGTTTGGGTTAAAGCAGCATTAACAACATTCTAAAAAATAAATAAAATGGCATATCAAAAATTACAAACCAGAGAAGCTTTAGTGGTAATACCATCAGATGATGTTCGTATACCAGATCCTAACACAGTTGTTGTATTAGATTTAGGTAGAGGAGCTACAGTAGTTACTGGATCATTTGCTGTTGCAAACACATTAACAGGCATACTTACTAAGTTTTTAAGTGCAGGTATAAGCCCAGGAGCTATTGTATATAACACTACGGCAGCAAAGGCATACTATGTTGTATCTGTGGATAGTGACACTCAGATTACTTTATCTGGAGCTACTGCAGGAGGCGCTGCTGATGTGTATAGTATTTATACTAACGCTACAATTGGATGTACTTTATTTGTTGGTGGAACGGGTAATCTTAAAGTTCAGATGGCACAAATAAATGGAAACTCTGCAACTTTTGGAGGACCAGCTAATGAGGCGGTAACTTATAAAAATATTGCAGACGCATCTTTTTTACCAATACAAGTGGTTAGAGTAGATGATGACAGTACGGCTACTGACATTATAGCAATGTGGTAATATGCCTGATAAGAAAAAAACAAATGCTGTTAAACTTACTACGGTAGAAAAAAATAAGGCTCTTATGGCCAAGTATAAGAGAGAAAAAAATAATAAGACTAAAACCAAGAGTTCTAAAACTAATCGTACTACACTTAAGAAGAAAAAAAGAATGGTTGATAAGTGGGGTAATCCTACAAAACACAATAAAGCAACTAATAAGAATTTAGCTTTTGTTAAAAAGACTGGTAATGATGTTTTAGCAGGTAAAGATAAGGTTAGTAAAGCATTTAGTTTAGTTGCAGGAGCAGGAGTGTCAGGGGCATTAGCTAAGGTTGCTGCTGCAAAAAAACTTCATAATACTGCTAAGGTTATTAAAACAACCGCTAAAGTTAAGAAGGGAAATAGTCTTAGTTAATTTTATATATTTGCAGCTATGAATTGGATACAAACAAGCACATTAACAGAAGATATAATATATGTATCTACTTCTACAGAATTAAAAAATGACTAAAGATTTGAAAGATACAGTAGAAGTGATCGCTGCCAATGGAGGAGCGTTAGGATTAACATTAGTACAGTGTAATGAAATACTTCAATTTATTTCACTTACACTCGCAATAGGATTTACACTTTATAAGTTTATTAAGAAAACAAAGTAATCATGAAATATTTTACCTTACAGGAATTTGATTCCTCTGATAAGCCAGGCTCAGGTAAATATATGGATGATGATTTCTTAGAGATGATTGATTGTGCACGTGAAGAAGCACAGATTCCTTTTAAAATTAATAGTGGGTTTCGTACTGAAGCTAAGAATAATGCTATCTATAAGAGTTTAGGTAAGGATCCGATCAAATCCTCACACTTAAAAGGGTATGCTGCAGATATACACTGTGATAATTCACACAATAGATCAATAATAGTTAGGGCATTAGTAAATGTCGGATTTACACGTTTGGGGATTGCAAAAACCTTCATACATGCCGACAACGATTCATCTAAGCCTAACGCAATTTGGTTATATTAATATGGCAAAAAAAGGAAGAACAGGGAAAAAAGTATGTTGGGAGTACGGTAAGGGGAAGTACTGTGGTACATTAATATCAAGTAAAGAAACTTCTACTCATAGATACGCAAGAACAGAAAACGGAAAGATTAAGTCTTTACCTAAAAATAAAAAATAATGGCTAAGAAATTCAAAATACATAATATGTATAGTAAGACTGGTATTAAGAAAGTTGCTAAAACTATGAAGGATCATTTGTCTTTAAAGAAAAAAGGATATAATCATACGCCAAAGAAGAAAAAGTAATGGCAACTCCCAGGAAAGGTAAAGCAAAAGTAAAAGTAACTGCTTCTGGAAAGAGAGTGAGTTATGGTCAGGCAGGAAAAGCTAAAGGTGGTGGATCAAGAGTAAAGCCTGGTACCTCAAAAGGAGATTCTTACTGCGCCAGAAGCTATGGAATAAAAATGGGATTACCTATAGGTAAAAGAAATGATCCTAACACTCCCAATAATTTATCTCGTAAGAGATGGAAGTGTGTAGGTAAAAAATCAAGACGATGATAAAAAATATATTAGGAGGATTATTTGGTAAGGTACTTGATAATGCAGAAGGTATATTGGATGAGATTATAACTACCGATGAAGAAAGAGAACAGGCTAAGTTTGCTATAAAAAAAATTATGTTGGAAGCAGAAAGAGAAGCTTTCAATAAAGAAGTGGAAGACCGTAAAGATGCAAGGTCTTTATACAAAGATGATGCTATTATTCAAAAAATATTAGCTGCATTATTTACTATAGCTTACTTTCTATTAACCTACACTATGTTTAAATATTTTGTACTTCATGATGTTGTTTTATCAGAGTATGAAATAGGTTTTATATCTACAGTTTTTGGAGCCATGTCTGCTAAGGTTAATACAATTATTGACTTTTTCTTTGGAGGAAGCAGTAAGCAAAATAAATAAAGTTTATTACATAATTTTTTTTATCTTTGTAAAATATTAATAATTAAATAAAATAAAATGAAAAAAATTGAAGAACAAGAATTAAAAGAACTACAAGAATTAAATTCTGAGTTTTCTAAGTTAAAGATTAATTTAGGAGATTTAGAGTTACAAAAGCATGGTATTTGCTTAAGAGTAGAAGCAATAAAAAAAGACTTTGGAGCAGTTGAAGTAAAATTAATGGAGAAGTACGGTAAAGATTCTGTTATTAATTTAGAGACAGGAGAAGTAAAAGATAAAGAGAAAGAGGAGAAAGAATAGAATGTCAAGAATTGAATCATACGCTTTAGCTAACAATTTAAAACTTGGAGACAAGTGGATTGGAACTAAAGAAGGAACTAATGCTACTAAAAACTTTTCAATAGAAGAGGTTATGGAGTTTATTAATGTTACTTCTGCTATTGATTCTCAAACACTAAGATATAAATTTCAATATGTGGCAAACAATTTAGTCACAAGAGAAAAAGGTACAATATCTTTTGATCCTAATACTGGCATTATAAATGGAGCTGCCGTACCATTAAGTACAGTTCCATTTAATGCTGGGTTAATTGCTACTACAGGATTTTTATTAAGCGACTTTTCTTTAAAATATTTATCTCAAGGATCACCTACAAACATCGGTACTTTTTATCCTCAGTTAGTAGATTCAATAGTTTTTATTAGCAATACTCAGGATATTAGTGAGTTTGGAGTTTTTTCATGGAACTCTGCTGTCCCTAACACTAATCCTAATGAACCAGATTTTTATAGGGTTAAATTAAACCATTTAGCTTCTCAAGGCTCCTTCCAGCAAGATAAAGAATATTTTGTATCTTTGCTGAATTGGAACCCAACTGCAGTAGGTGGTGATAAGACATTTGTTTTTGATCAAGGAGTACCAGCATTAGTTTGGGTGGTGAATCATAATTTAAACAAGTTCCCTTCTGTTTCAGTAGTGAATACGTTAAAACAACAAGTGTACGGAAAAGTAGATTATATAAATAATAATAAATTAACAATAACATTTAACGCTCAGTTCTCAGGACAAGCGTTTTGTAATTAAAGAAAAGTAAAATGGCAATAAATTTTTTAGACGGAATAGATTTTAATGGAACAGAAATATCTAAGGTATTAGTAGAGAGTTTAACTTCAAATCCATCAGGAGCGGCAATCCAAGGTGCGGGACAAATTATTTTTAATTCAACTATAAATAAATTATCTTACTACAATGGAACTGTATGGGTAGCTTTAGATTCTTCTGGCGCTCCAGGTACGGTTACTTCTGTTAATGGAGGAACCTCTACATTTGTTACTAATACAGTTACTAATTCTACAAGTGCTGCGGTATTAACATCTACATTAAGTGCTACTGGAACTCCAGGAGTAGGTAATTTTTTAAGAGGTGATAACACTTGGGCAGCTATTCCAGCAAGTATGTCTTTTAACTTTTCTGATGGTACAAACACCTTTCAGGTTAGTCAAAATAACACTGTTACTGTAGAAAGTTCAAATAGTACAATATCAATTTCAGCAGCTACAGCTGATGAGCTTGACTTTAGTTTAGTAAATTCAGGAGTAGCTGCAGGTTCTTATATTTCTGCAAATATTACAGTAGATGCTTTTGGTAGAGTTACAGCAGCATCTGCTGGTGGTGCTGGAACAATGACTTCTTTTAATGTTGAAGGTAATAGTGGTAGTACACAAACCATTACTAATGGAGAAACTTTGTCTATTGATGGAGTAGGAATTATCTCTACTGCAATGACTACTGACACTGTTACTATAAAACATGGTCTCTCAGGTGTTACTGCTGCTTCTTATACTAATCCATCTTCACTTGCAGTTAATGCAGATGGTCACATTACTTCTATTACTTCAGGAGCTGCACCAGGCACAATGAGTTCTTGGAGTTTAGCTGCTGACAGTGGTTCTGCTCAATCTATAACTAATGGTAACACAGTAACTATACAAGGTTCTACAGGAATTGACACAGCTGTTAGTGCAACAGATGATTTAACAATTAACTTAGACTTAGCTGAATTACCTACAGCATCAGCTTTTGTATCTGCTAATGACAAAGTAGTTATTACAGATAATGGAGCTAATTCACTAATATTAGCATCATCAATACCAATTAATGATTGGGGAACTGCTGACGGTAATATTGCAATGGGTGCAAATAAATTTACAGGGCTTGCAGTTGGTACTGCTGGTACAGATTCAGTTAATTTATCACAAGTTCAAGCTTTAGTTGCAGGTGTTGGTGTATTCCAAGGAGCATATAATGCAACTACTAACTCTCCAGCATTAACAGGTTCAAGTAATATTGCTCTTACAACAGGTGATTACTTTGTTGTATCAGTAGATGGTACTAATGCAGTATTAGGAACACTTGAAGTTGGTGATTTAATATTTGCTAATAATACTATTGCAGCTAATTCTTCTCCAAATATTTCTAATTATACAGTAGTAATTCAAGACGCAAACATTGCAGGTGCAGGATCGACAGATGGAGGTACTGAAAAAGGTGTTGCTGGATTTGACTCTGCAAACTTTACTGTATCAGTTAATGGTTGGGTTAGATTAGGAGCTTCAGGCGTAACTGCTGGTAGTTACGGAACAGCTTCAACAGTTGGAAAATTCACTGTAGACGCTAAAGGGTTAATAACAGCGGCATCAAATGAAACAATAAGCATACCAGCTTCAGGTGTTATTAATTTCTGTAGTGAAGTTGAATCATGTATTTCAACTGCTACAACTAAAAACGGAATTCTTGGAGCTGGATCTTCATTTACTATTACTCATAATTTTGGAACAAGAGCCGTTCAGGTAGGTGTATACTTAAATAGTGGTAATTACGATACTGTTTTTGCAAGAATAACAAGACCATCTATAAATTCAATAACAATTTCAGTTGCATCAGCAGTATCAGCAAGTGCATTAGCATATAGCATAATTAAGGTAGCATAAATAAATTAAATAATGGCAATAGAATTTAAGGATTCACTTGTTATTGAGGGGGTAGCTTTAGGAACATTAGCATTTTCAAGTGCTACTATTCCGACTAATAACAACCAGTTAACTAATGGTCAGGGGTATGTAACTTCAAGTGGAAACACAACTATAGGTATTAATCAAAATAATACTCTTAATACTGCCACTGTATTTGCAACTTTAAATTTTACAAATGGTGTTGCTACATCTGCAACAACAAGAACTTTAACTCTTGCTAATCTTGGTATTACTGGTTCAGGTGGTAATTCTGCAAATTGGAATACTGCATACCTTGACAGTGTGTCAGCTATAACTGCTTCAGGAACTTCTACTACAACAATTACTTTAGGTCAGCCAGGTGGTATTATTCAAGTGTCATTTAGTAATCCTCAAGGTACAGTAACAAATGTTGCTGCTTCAGTAACTGGTAATGGATTAGCGGTTGCGGTTGCAAATCCAACAACTTCTCCCTCTATTGTTTTAGATTGGCAAGGATCTTCAACAGAATATATAAGGGGAGATGGAAATAGAAGTACGTTTCCAACAATTCCAACTAATAATAATCAGTTAACAAATGGGGCTGGTTATATAACCTCAGTACCAACGTCTAATAAAGGTTCTTGGTCTCCAGAAAATGCACAAACAATAGCTGGAGGTGGAGCTACTGAAACTCGAGTAACAGTTTTATTTGATACTCCTGAAATAACAGAAGTAGGTATGTCTTCTAATGCAAGTGGAAGTGAAGTAGATATTACTGCTGCACAATTAGTAATGATTAGCTTTAATTTTGCAAGTGAAAACGGTTCAGTTCCTAATAGATTGTTAGCTGGTGCAGTTGTGCAATACGCTCCAAATCGTGGTTCCTTCTCAGATATACAAGGAACACAAGTTTTTAATTATGTTAGAGGAAACGGTAGTGTAGATAGAGATAGTGGATCGGCTACAGTTTTACATAATGTAGGTGCTAACTCAAAAATCAGGGCTCAATTTTGGATACAAGGAAGGACATCAACAACATCAGCACTAATATCTCTTATTAGTGGATGTAGATTATCAATAAATCAAATCTCATAATTTTATTTTTACTACCTTTGTAAAAATTAATAAAAATTGAGTAATGGCAAGAATTGAAAACACCACCGTATATCCTACAATAGTACCATCAGCTGACGATTTACTTATTGGTACTGATGTTAGTAACGATAATGAAACGGTTACGTTTTTAGTTAGTAGTTTAACTGGAGGTGCAGGTGTACTTCAGGGTTTACAATCAGTTTTAAATACAGGTAATACTGCAACACAAAATATTAACTTAACAGGTAATATTGTTGTTGTTGGAACTGTATCACCAACTACTATTACAGCAGGAGGTGGAATTGGGACAGCTGGTCAAGTGCTAAGTTCAACAGGCGCAGGTTTACAATGGATTGCAGCATCAGGAGCAAATTCTTCTTGGAATGATACTCTATTAATAGGGAATACTGCTACTACAGCATCTGTTGTAAGTGGAACAAGTATGACATTTACAGGTGTAGGAGCTGATTTAATTATTGCATCCTCTGCTACTTTAACAGGTGTAGGAGTAAGTACTTTTACAGGAAATGTAAATATTAATTCAACAGATTTAATATTTAACTCTACAGGTCAAATAAACGCTGGTGGATCTACAGGTACAGCAGGACAATGGTTAGTTTCTACAGGAACAGGCTTACAATGGTCATCAACTATTCCAGGATCATCATGCTGTACATTACAAGCTACATTAAGTGCAGGTAATATTGCTAATAATATTGGGATAACATTTACAGGAACAAGTGTAACTACTTTTTCTTCTGGAAATTCAATTACATCTGCAGCAGCTAATGTTTGGAGTGGTAACAATACTTTTAGCAATAATGGAACAACTTCAGTTACAGCTGGAATATATTTATCAGGAACGTTGGCGGATTCAACTGGTGTAGTTGGTACGGCAGGCCAAGTATTAACTTCTACAGGAACTGGAGTGACATGGTCTCCATCTTCATCAGGAACAAATACATTACAACAAGTATTAAATGCAGGTAATGTTGCTACGGGAGCAAATGCACTTATAAATATAACAGGTTCTCTTACAGCAGGAACTATACTTGACACATCTTTATCTGCTGGAGCAGCAGGCCAGGTATTAAGCTCAACAGGTTCTGGGTTAGCTTGGGTTGCAACTACATGTTGTAATTTAAATGACACTTTAGCTGTAGGAGCTACTTCAGCTTTAAGTATTACCTTAACAGGTACTGCAAGTATTACCTTACCAACAGTTATACCAACAAATATACAGGCTAATGGATCTATAGGATCAAACGGTCAGTTTTTAGGAATTAGTGGAGGAATTCTAACATGGATCAATCCAAGTCTTGTAAATACCACTTACACTTATTCAGTTCCAGCTGCTACTACTAATTTAAATCTTCTTGATAACAATGGGAATAATCAAAATATAACATTAACGGGAGTTAATGGCGTAGTTATCACAAGAAGTAGTTCTTCTCAATTAGTAATAGCAAATTCTGGAATAATTTCACTTACAGTAGGTTCTCCACTTATTTCTGCAGGTGCTCCACTTACTACGAGTACTACTAATGGAGTAGTTACTCTATCGCAAAGAGTATACGTTGGAGGTTCTAACCTTGGTGTAGTTCCATCTGGAGGAACAAACACAACTTTTTTAAGAGGAGATGGTACATGGGTAATACCTTCTGGTGGATCTGTAGGAGTTACACAAGTGTTGTTAGGAGCAAGTGGCACATCGGTAGGACAACCTTTAACTGTAACTACTGTGGGAACTGTAGCTACTGTTAGTCCTAAAAGATATGCAGGGGGAACTTTAGAAGGATTTGTACCGCAGGGAGGAACAAACACAACTTTTTTAAGAGGAGATGGTTCGTGGGTAACACCTTCTGGATCAGGAGGAGGATCAAACAATTTTTCAACTAATTTTAAATTTGGAGTTAAAGATGTTAATATGTATCAGGAGTATTATTCTTATGGTAATATATCTCAAGGTTCATGGAGTCCAAGTGGTGCTGATCAATTAGTTTATGTAAGTACTTCTACTGGATCTGGATGGACTAATTCTCAAAAATTAGGAGCTACAATATATGGTAATGCAAATAATGGAACTTCTTCTTGCGCAACTGACACTCTTCAAAGTAATTTATGTGGTGGTGTCGTATCTATAGCTGGTACTTCTGGTGCTCCATTTCTTATAGAATTTTTTAAATATGATCCATGTAATGCTTCTTATACTCCTTCAAAAGTTGGAGCCGTATCTATTACTACTACTGGTACAGACAATTTAGTATGTGGTAATGTAAGTTTATCTCCAAATTCATTTGTGGGTACAGAAGCTTTATATTTTACTATAACACAATCATCATCAGGTACTGTAAGTGTTCAAGGAAGATGTGATTTAAGATGGGCATATACAGCAGTATAAAATAAAATAAATTAAATAAAATGAAATGGACATTAGAAAAATATCAATTGGCGCAGACTATAAGTCTGGCGCAATGCACTACATAGTAGGGCAAGACGTTTTAGGAGGATCTCATAAAATACATCTTATTCAATCAATAGAAGGATCATATAAAATATGGATTCAAAAAGGTGAGGTTGTTTATTTATGGAAAGAATTTTTAAATACACTACCAATATCATTAGAGTTTAATATAAACTTTTAATGAGATCTCCATATAACTTTATTGTTAAACCTTTAAATGGAAGAAGGTATGACAATATTAAAAAAATAGCAGACACTGAATTTATAACAAGTGTATCTCAAGAAGATCATGTATCTTCTAATCGTTTTGCTGAAGTTGTGGCATTACCTATAAATTATAGTGGTCCAGTAAAAAAAGGAGATAGTTTGTTAGTACATCATAATGTATTTAAATTTTATTATGATATGAAAGGAAGACAAAAAAGTGGAAGAAGCTTTCTTAAAGACGATTTATTTTTAATAGACAACGAACAATTTTTTTTATATAAGAATAAAGAAACTTGGATGGCTCATAGTAAATATTGTTTTATAAAACCCATTAAAACTAAAGACTCTTATCTATTTAAAAATTGTGAAGAAGAGCCATTAATGGGAATAGTTAAATATATAAATAAAGAGTTGTTAGACTTAGGAGTTTCTGTTGGTGATCGTATTTCATTTACACCAGATAGCGATTATGAATTTACAGTAGACGATGAAAAACTATATAGAATGTTTACTAATAACATAACAATGATATTATGATATATACTGTAGATAACTTCATAGATAAAGATTTATTTAAAATAGCTACAAATTATTTAAATAAAGGAGAATTTATAAAACATACTGTAGGTGAAAAAAACTTTTACGTTCAAGAGTCTCCAGAATCTTTTAATGAATACGTTTTAAAAAAATTAGAAATAATAGAGGGTAGGTCTTTAGAAAATATATTAAGTTTTTTTAGAGTATCTACAGATGAGTTCGATAATACTTGGAGAATACATTCTGATTTAAATATAAAAGGAGAAAAACCTGATAGAGCTGCAGTTATTTATATGTCACCCAGAGAATTAGAGGAGTTAAATGGAACTGCATTTTGGGAGCATGAAATATACGGTAATAGTTTACCTTCTTCTGTAACAAATGAAGAGTATGATAGAACTATAAGAGAAGACTCAGAGAACTTAGATATGTGGAGATTAATTTCTGTTTCTGGATATGAGCAGAATAGAATCATATCTTATCCATCTAATTACTTTCACAGTAAGTATCCTAACAAGTCTTGGAAAGAAGGAAGACAAGTATACGTAATGTTTTATAAATACAAATAATGGACATAAGAGAAATTAAATTAAGCATAATAGAGGCTGGAGAAAAAGCTGTTAAACAATTAGTTAAAGTAGCTAAAGAAGATATTATTAAGTATGAAGCTGAAGATCCATTGGCGGCCGATAGATTAAAAAATGCAGCAGCAACTAAAAAGTTAGCTATTTTTGATGCTTTTGAAATATTAAAAAGAATAGAAGAAGAAAGATCACTGTTAGATGGTAATGTTGCCGAAAGAAAAAATAATACACCTAAAGGATTTGCAGAATCAAGATCAAAATAAATTATATAAAGAAGTAACAAAACTTATTCCTAATACTATTATATCTAATAAAAATAGAGGTAGGTCTTGGTTGTATGGGTATAATGAAAAATACGATGTAGTTGTTATATCTAAAAATGGTCAGATAGGTTCTATTATTAATATTAATGGATTACAAATAGCCTTACCAAAACCTCCAAAAGAAATATATAAAAGATCTAAAACTAAAGAAGAACAGTATTGGGAAACAACTCCAATTTCTAAAGAATTAAATAGAGTTAAATCTATATTTCAATGGCATGAAACTCCAGCTAATTTTAAGTCTCAATGGGTAGACTATATAGAAGAAGAATTTAATAGAAGAGAGCAGGGTTATTGGTTTATAAATAATGGGAGCCCTACATATATAACAGGGACTCATTACATGTACTTGCAATGGACAAAAATTGATGTAGGAAACCCTGACTTTAGGGAAGCTAATAGAATTTTTTATTTATTTTGGGAGGCTTGTAAAGCTGATAAACGAAGTTTCGGTATGTGTTATTTAAAAATAAGACGTTCAGGATTTTCTTTTATGAGTTCATGTGAGGGAGTTAATCAAGCTACTATTACTAAAGATTCAAGAATAGGAATACTTTCCAAAAGTGGGGCGGATGCTAAAAAAATGTTTACCGATAAAGTTGTCCCTATATCAAAGAATTATCCATTCTTTTTTAAACCCATACAAGATGGTATGGATAAACCTAAAACTGAATTAGCATATAGAGTTCCTGCATCTAAAATTACAAAAAAGAATATGTTTAATCTCGCTGATGATGAACTGGAGGGATTAGATACAACTATTGACTGGAAAAACACTGGTGATAATAGTTATGATGGTGAAAAATTACAGTTACTATTACATGATGAAAGTGGTAAATGGGAAAGACCAGATAACATATTGAATAACTGGCGTGTAACTAAAACATGCTTACGATTAGGTAGTAAGGTTATTGGTAAATGTATGATGGGATCAACATCAAATGCTTTAGATAAAGGAGGTAGAAATTTTAAATCTCTTTTTGACGATTCACTTCCTTCTAAAAGAAATGCTAACGGACAAACAAAAAGTGGATTGTATTGTTTATTTGTTCCTATGGAATGGAATTTTGAAGGATATATTGACAGATATGGAATGCCTATATTTAAAACTCCAAAAGCTCCTGTCATGGGAATAGATGGAGAATTAATTAGTATAGGGGCTATAGATTATTGGGAAAATGAAGTAGCTTCTTTATCTCAAGATCCTGATGCGTTAAATGAATTTTACAGGCAATTTCCTCGTACTGAGTCTCATGCGTTTAGAGATGAAAGTAAACAGTCTATATTTAATTTAACAAAAATATATCAACAAGTAGATTATAATGATTCTTTAATAATAGATCATCATATTACAAGAGGATCTTTTTCTTGGGAAAACGGAATAAAAGATAGCAAAGTAATATGGTCGCCAAACAAACATGGAAGATTTTTAGTAAGTTGGACTCCTCCTCCTGGAATGGATAATAAGGTAATAATGGAAAGAGGAAAAAAGAAGCCAGGTAATGAGCATATCGGTTCATTCGGTTGTGACTCTTATGATATATCTGGAGTTGTTGTTGGTAAAGGATCTAATGGATCATTACATGGTCTTACTAAATTTAGTATGGATCAAGCTCCAGTTAATCATTTTTTTTTAGAGTATATAGCTCGACCTCAGACTGCTGAAATATTTTTTGAAGAAGTATTAATGGCGTGTATATTTTATGGAATGCCAATACTTTGTGAAAATAATAAACCTCGATTACTTTATCATTTTAAAAATAGAGGATACAGAGGTTATTCATTAAATCGACCAGATAAAGTATACACTAAATTATCTAAAACAGAAAAGGAATTAGGAGGTATTCCTAACACTTCTGAAGATGTTAAACAATCACACGCATCAGCTATTGAATCGTATATAGAAAAATATATAGGTATAGATTTTAATGGAGATAATCGTGAGCCAGGAGACATGGGAGTGATGTATTTTGGAAAGACTTTAGAAGATTGGGCTAAGTTTGATATAAGCAATAGAACTAAGTTTGATGCTGCTATTAGTTCGGGGTTAGCTATTATGGCTAATCAGAAGCACTTATATACACCCTCTAAAGAAAAATCAAAAATAAGTATTAACTTTGCGAGATATAATAATTCAAGCAATACAAGTCAAATAATTACATGAAAGACGTTACAATAAATATAAGGTCAACTGCTTTCCCTGATCAATTTGCTCCTGACAAAGAAAAAGCTAAAGTTGAATTCGGATTAATAGTAGGTCAAGCCATACAATATGAGTGGTTTAGAAAGGAAGGAAGTGGTTGTAGGTTTTATGATCAGTGGGGAGAATTTCATAGATTAAGGCTGTATGCACGTGGAGAACAGTCTGTATCTAAATACAAAAATGAATTAGCAGTAGATGGTGATTTGTCTTATTTAAATTTAGATTGGACACCAGTTCCAATTATTCCTAAGTTTGTAGATATAGTAGTTAACGGGATGTCAGATAGATTATTTAAAGTTAATTGCACTGCTATGGATGCAATGTCAGCTGAAAAAAGAAATGAATTTCAGAAAATGGTTCAGACTAATGTTGTAGCTCAAGACTTATTTAAACAAATAGAAAAAGACTTTCAGATGGAAGTGTTTCAAGTAGATCCTAAAACACTACCAACAAGTGATGCTGAAATGGAATTATATATGCAGCTTAATTATAAACCAGGGATTGAGATAGCAAATGAAATAGCTATTAATACCATGTTTAATGAAAATCATTATGCTGATACAAGAAAAAGAATTGATCTTGATATTACTACTTTAGGTGTAGGTATAGCTAAACATACTTTTCAAAAAGGAGATGGTATAAAGGTTGAGTATGTAGATCCCGCTAATGTTGTTTATAGCTACACAGAAGATCCGTATTTTAAAGATACTTTTTACTGGGGAGAAATAAAAACAGTTCCGATTGGTGAAGTTGTTAAAATTGATCCAACTATTACTCTTGAACAAATGGAAGAAATATCCAAGTATAGTCAGTCTTGGTATGATTACTATAACAGTCAAGCAATGTATAACAACAGTATGTTCTCAAGAGATACTTGTACTTTATTATATTTTAATTACAAAAGTACTAACAGTTTTGTGTACAAGAAAAAGAAAATGGCTGAAGGCAACTTTAAGACTGTAGAGAAAGATGATGAATTTAATCCTCCACAAGAAATGATGGATGAGGGTAATTTTGAAAGAGTAGAAAAAAGAATTGATGTTTGGTATGAGGGTGTTATGGTTATGGGAACAAACATTATGCTGGAATGGAAAATGATGGAGAATATGGTTAGACCTAATTCTGCTAACCAATATGCTATGCCTAATTATGTGGCATGTGCTCCAAGAATGTATAAGGGAAATTTAGAATCTTTAGTTAGAAGAATGATTCCTTTTGCTGATTTAATACAAATAAGCCATTTAAAAATACAACAAGTTGTAGCTAAAGTAGTTCCAGATGGTGTGTTTATAGATGCAGATGGATTAAGTGAAATAGACTTAGGTACTGGCCAGGCTTATAATCCTGAAGATGCATTACGATTATATTTCCAAACAGGTTCCGTTATTGGTAGAAGTTATACTCAAGATGGAGAATTTAATAATGCTAAAGTTCCAATTACTCAACTTACTTCAAACAGTGGACAAAGTAAAATGCAAATGCTTATTGGGAACTATAATCATTATTTAGGAATGTTAAGACAAGTTACTGGACTTAATGAAGCAAGAGATGCAAGTATGCCAGATCCTAATTCTTTAGTTGGGGTTCAGAAATTGGCAGCTTTAAATTCTAATGTAGCTACACGACATATTTTACAATCAAGTCTTTACATAACTAAAACTTTAGCAGAATGTTTATCTATAAGAACTGCTGATGTATTAGAGTATGCTGAAAATAGAGATGAATTTGCTATGCAAATTGGTAAATATAATTTATCAATATTAGAAGAGATAAAAAATCTTTATCTTCATGACTTTGGTATATTTATTGAAATGAGTCCAGATGAAGAAGAAAAGTCTCAGTTAGAAGCTAATATACAAATGTCTTTACAACAAGGTGGAATTGATTTAGAAGATGCTATTGATATTAGAACTATTAATAATTTAAAAATGGCTAATCAACTTTTAAAAGTAAAAAGAAAACAAAGAGCAGCAGAAGTTCAACAGCAAGAACAACAGAAACAAGCTATGCAAGGACAGCAACAACAACAACTTCAACAACAAGCTGCTCAAGCTAAAATGCAACAAACTCAAGCTGAACTACAAGCTAAAATACAAATTAAGCAGGCAGAGATAGCATTTGAAATTGAGAAACAAAAAAATGAAGCAGATCTTAAGCGCCAATTAATGCAAGTTGAGTTTAACATGAATATGCAGTTAAGAGGAATGGAAGAACAACAAGTTGATGTAAGAGAAAATAAAAGAGAAGATGCAAAAGCTGAACGTATAAGTCAAGCTGGAACTCAACAATCTAAAATGATTCAACAAAGAAAAACAGGAGGAACGCCTATAAATTTTGAGTCTAATGAAGATAGCTTAGATGGTTTTGATTTATCTGAATTTGATCCAAGATAGCTTAAAAAAAGAATTAAATTAGTATTAACTTTGCACAAATTAAATTAAATAAAATGGAAAACCAAGAAAAATTTATCGTCAAGGACGTTAGTGGGATTGAAAAATCCAAAGTAGAAGTAGAAGAGCAATTACTTAAGGAGCATGAAGAGAAGTTTGATCCAGTAAGTGAAGAAGAAAAAATAGATAAGGTAGAAATACCTACAGAAAAAACTTCAGCGCCAGAGTTAAATGACGCAGACGTTCTTTCATATATTAAAAATAGATACGATAAAGATATCGAATCGGTAGATCAATTGTTTGAAACGAAAGAATCAAATGAAGAATTACCTGAAGATGTATCAGCGTATTTTAAGTACAAAAAAGAAACTGGTCGTAGTATTCAAGACTTTGTAAGATTACAAAAAGATTACACTGATATGGATGGCGATCAAATACTAACTGAGTATTATTCATCTACAGAAGAAGGATTAGATGCAATAGATATTCAAGATATTATTGAGGATAAGTTTTCGTATGATGAAGACTTAGATGATCCTAAAGATATTAAGAAAAGTCAGTTAGCTAAAAAAAGAGAACTTGTAAAGGCTAAAAAGTTTTTAAATGAACAGAAAGATAAATATAACATTCCTCTTGAGTCAAGTGGGGATGGATTATCTGCAGATCAACTTGAGAATTTTAATAGCTATAAAAGTTATGTAGAGGAATCTACTACTGCAAAAGAAGCACAGAAGAAAAGGTATGATTACTTTTTAGATAAGACTGATGAGGTCTTTAACGATGAGTTCAAAGGTTTTGAGTTCAATATCGGAGATAAAAGTATGGTCTTTAAACCTGGTGATAACGAGGAGCTGAAAAGTAAACAGTCTAACGTAAACAATTTCGTGGATAAATTCATGGATAAGGAATCGGGACTGATGAATGACGCTAAAGGTTATCATAGAGCAATGTCAGTAGCTATGAATCTTGACAAATTTGCTGAATTCTTTTATAATCAGGGTATGACACAAACTGTAGAAAATGTTTCTAAAAAATCAAAAAACATTAATATGGATATGCGTCCAACCCCACAGAATTTTAGTAAAGATGGATTGAAGATTAGAGCTGTAAGCGATACAGGCAGTGGAAGTGGACTCAAAATTAGAAGTGCAAAAAAATTATAAATTAATAAAAAAGAAACAAAATGCCAGTAATTACACCCCCAGGCTTTGACTTGCAGCCAAGTGGCCAGCAAGTAGCCTTAGCAACAAACTACATCACTAACTTTGATTTTCTTAATCAGTATCTTCCAGATACATACGAGAAAGAATTTGAGCGTTATGGTAATAGAACAGTAGCATCATTCTTAAGAATGGTAGGCGCTGAAATGCCTTCAAACTCAGACCTTATTAAATGGGCTGAACAAGGAAGGTTACATACTAAATACACAGGAGCAACATCTGCAGCAGCACCTGGAGTTGCTGTTGACACATGGACTATCCCAGTAGCACAACAAAACCCACCTGCTCCAGCATCAAGTGCTCCAGCAAATGGATTTTCAGCTATTAGAGTTGGACAGACTCTTATGATCTCTGATGAGACTGCAGGATCTGTATTAAGTAACAAAGCAATTGTAACTGCAGTAAATGCAGCAAATGGAGCAGTAACAGTAGCTTACTATGAGGCAGGAGGAAAAACTATGTTAGCAGCAGCTAATTGTACTATCTTTATTTACGGTTCTGAATTTCAAAAAGGAACTTTAGGTATGGCTGGATCAATAGAAGCTCAAGACCTTATTTTCCAAAATTCTCCAATCATCATCAAAGACACTTACGAAGTAAGCGGTTCTGACATGGCACAAATTGGATGGGTTGAGATTCAAACAGAAAACGGAGGTACAGGATACCTATGGTACTTAAAATCTGAGCACGAAACAAGACTTCGTTTTGAAGACTATCTTGAGACTGCAATGGTTGAAGCGGTTCCAGCAGCAGCAGGTTCTGGTGCAGCAGCAATTGCTTTAGGTGCAGCAGGAGGTATGGGTAACAAAGGTTCTGAAGGAATTTTCTTTGTAGTTAATAACAGAGGAAATGTTTGGAATGGAGGTAACCCAGTTGCTCTTGCAGGATTTGACAGTGTTATCCAGAGATTAGATAAGCAAGGTGCTATTGAAGAAAATGTTATTTTCTGTAACAGACAATTCTCATTTGATATTGACGATATGTTAGCTGCTCAAAACTCTTACGGAGCTGGAGGAACTTCATACGGTTTATTTGATAATGACGAAGAAATGGCTTTAAACTTAGGTTTCACAGGATTCCGTAGAGGTTATGACTTCTACAAGTCTGACTGGAAATACTTAAACGATCCTACAATGAGAGGTGGTTTAACAGGAGGAGCAATCAATGGACTTATGGTTCCAGCTGGTTCAACTACTGTATATGACCAAATCTTAGGTAAGAACGCTAAGAGACCATTCTTACATGTAAGATACAGAGCTTCTGAAACTGAAGATAGACGTTACAAAACTTGGATCACTGGTTCAGCTGGTGGAGCAAGAACATCTTCTTTAGATGCAATGACTGTTAATTTCTTATCTGAAAGAGCTGTATGTACTTTAGGTGCAAACAACTTCTTCTTATTTAGAGATTAATAAATAACAATTATGAGGGGAGGAGAAATCCTCCCCTTTTTTTAACTTTAATTAAATTATATCCAATGAAAAAAACAAAAACCGCTGTTACAAAACAGTACAGATTAAAAGGAGACGTGGCGCCATTATGCTTCATGTTAGCCTCAAACCACAATAAAAGAACCTCATTACTTTATTTTGATGAAGAGAAAGGAACAAACAGACCTCTTCGTTATGCAAGAAATCAAAAAAGCCCATTTGAAGATGAGCAAGATGGAAATGCTATTTTAGAACCTGTTGTATTTGAAGATGGATTCTTAAGTGTAGATAGAGCTAATCAAGTTCTTCAAGAATTTTTACATTATCATCCAGGTAACGGAATGATCTTTGAAGAAATAGATAATAAAAAAGATGCTGCTGAAGAATTAGAAATTGAAGAATTAATTTTAGACGCTCAACTTTTAGCAAGAGACTTAGATATTGCAATGCTTGAAACAGTAGCAAGAGTTCTTATTGGTGCTAATTCAGACAAACTAAGTACAGCAGAACTTAAAAGAGATATATTGGTTTTCTCAAGAAATTATCCTGAAGAGTTTATTGACGTATTAAATGATCCTGCTTTACAAATGTATGATGATGTTGTTCAATTTTTTGGAAGTCAATTAATCCAACTAAGAAATCAAAACAGAGATGTATACTTTAACTTATCTAAAAATAAAACTAAAATGTTAACAGTACCTTATGGTGAAGAACCTAATGATATTGTAGCTTCTTACTTTCAAACAGATGATGGAGTAGAAACTTATAAGCTATTAAAAAACAATATGAATAAGAAAAAATAATTTCTTATTATATACTACAGAAAGAGCACCTTAATAGGGTGCTTTTTTTTTGTTTATCTTTGTACTTTATTAACCCATTAAAAACTTTTTATAAAATGGAAAAATTCTTATCAATCCCAGTTACAGGCGCAGGGAACGTTCTTTTGAACGTAAATGAAGTCCTGTCAGTAACAGCTGCAACCGCAACAAATGTAGAAACAGTTATTACTTACCTTAACGGTAACACTGCAACAATTACAGCGGCAGCTCAAGTAGCATTTAGTGTTAGAAAAGAAATTCAAGACGCAATGGTATTTGCTCTTCAAACTTCTTGGACAAGAGTAGTTTACAAAGTAATTCCTTCTAAAGCTGTTTCTGCAATAGTAATAGCATAATGGGAAAGTTTATTAATGTGCCTCTCCCGCTTTACAGTGTAACAGCGGACATGGCTACACCAGCTATAGCAGGAACTTCTTCGGGAGCTGCGACTGGTAAATTAACTTTCGCTACAGGTGGCTTTAATGCTACGGTAGCAGTAGGATATGTAGTTTTAAATACTGCAACATTTACTGTGTCTACAGTAACTGCTGTAGATAGTGATACTGTTTTAAGTATTTCTGGAAACGGTAACGCTACTTTAGAAGCTTCAGGAGCTACATTTAAAATATGGTCTGCTACAGCTGCTTTTGAATTTTTAGTTGCTTCTGGAAATTTTAAAACTGACGTTAGAGTAGGCGATGTTGTTGTTAATTTTACTTCTGGTAGAACTGCTACAGTTGCTAAAGTAAACAGTGACATTTCATTACAATTAGATCGTGTAATTTTTGATGATAATGGTAGTGATGCTGCTGTCGTAATATCTCAAAATGGATTTGGAGGTAGATTAGTTAACATAGAAAATGTTCTTAATTCATCTCCAATAATTGGAGGCGCTGGAACTGCACCTGTTGAATTAACTTATAGAACTAAAACTGCAGCTACTGACACTCTAACTATTAATATCTCAGAAGCACAAGCTAATTATAGTTGGCAAATGGCTTTTGAAGAACTTATGATTGACACATTAGAGTCTAACTGGAAACATATTGTAAATGAAATGCCTTTAATTGCTTCTCCTTCAGGATCGGGAGCTCCAATATTATATGCAACATCTGTGACTTTAGCTTAAGTTATATTATATATATTAACAGAGGCCTACAAATAAAGTGGGCCTCTTTTTTTTTATTATCTTTGTAAAAATGTTTAAATAATATGGCGGCATCAATAAACGAAGTAAGAAATACTGTATTAGCAATAGCGAATAAAAATAACTACGGATATATATCTCCACAAGACTTTAACCTTTATGCAAAGCAAGCTCAAATGGATATGTTTGAGGACTACTTTTATTCATATAATAATTGGATCAATAGAGAAAATGGAAGAACTTCTGGAACAGGATATGCTAATATAACAAAAGGATTAGTTGAGGTAATGGATGGTTTTTCTACTCAAGTTTTTTTAGGTCAAGCAAATGCAAATACATTTAATTTGCCTAATGATTATTATCTAATAAATAAATTATTTTATTATTCTACTGTTTTATTTACAGGAACAGCAACAGGTGTTAATACTAATCAATTAATAGATGCTGCAGCTGTAGGATGGACTACAATACCAGCTTCAGCACCAACGCCAAAAATAGGTGCAATAGTAGTAAATACAAGTACGCTACAACAAGCATATATAACTGGGGTAGTAAGTACTAATACAATTACTTTAAGTTCTGATATATTTTTAGCAGTAGGAAATAGTTATGCTATATATTCTAATACTAATATTAGAGAAGTAGAAAGAGTAAATCAAAATAAAATATTTCTTTTAACTAATTCCATGTTAACAGCTCCAAATAAAACATATCCAGCGTATGTACTGGACGGAAATATAATTACAGTATATCCATCTACTGTTTTAAATGTAGGAGATATACAAGCACAATATATAAGATATCCACTTTCTCCAAGATGGACTTTTCAAAATTTATTATTAGGAGAACCACAATTTGATCCTAATCAAGCTGACTTTCAAGAATTTGAATTACCAGATTCTGACGAACCTACTTTGATTGCAAAGATTTGTCAGTATGTAGGAATAGAAATTAGAGAGGCTGATGTTTATAATTTTGGATCAACTGAAGAAAATAACGATACACAAGAAACAAGTTAACTATGGCATATATTACAGATTATCAATACTACGAAAATGGAGGAATAGTACCTGAAGATGCGAATTGGGGTTCTTATCAATATGTTACATTAGAAAATATTGTAAATAATTTTATGTTAATGTATCAAGGTAATAATGAATTAATTAATAACATTAATCGTTATCAAGTATTATTTCATGCAAAAAGAGGAGTTCAAGAATTGAACTATGATGCAATGAAAGAAATAAAAATATTAGAGTTAAGGGTGTGTGATCAATTAAGATTTATATTACCACAAGATTATGTTAACTGGGTAAGAGTTTCAGAAATGAGAGATGGAATGTTATTTCCTTTAACTGAAAATATTCAAACAAATTGGAGCGGAGCTTACTTGCAAGACCATGACTGTAAAATATTATTTGATGTAGATGGTAATGTTTTAAAACCTCATAATTCTGTCTTTGATATTGCAAGATTAGCTGGTCAACAAAAAAATATGTATTTAGGAAGTGGTCCTTATAATGGTCAAATGGGTTATTGTTGTGATGGTAACTGGGCTTTTGATTATAATGTACAAGGAAGATTTGGTTTAAATACAGAAACAGCAAACATAAACCCTACTTTTAGTATTAATAAAAAGGGAGGTGTAATTAATTTTACATCAGTAATGGCAGGTAAGTATGTGGTATTAGAATATGTTTCTGATGGAATGGAAAATGGTGATGACTCAAGTGTAAGTGTAAATAAAATGTTTGAAGACTTTATTTATGCATATATTAAATATGCTATTTTAAACAGTAAACATGGAGCGCAAGAATATATTATTAATAGAGCAAGAAAAGATAAATCTTCTTTATTAAGAAATGCTAAAATAAGATTAAGTAATATACATCCAGGAAGACTTTTAATGAATATGAGAGGTCAGAATAAATTGATAAAATAATATGGCTAAATCATCAACTAATTTCATAGGTGGTAAGATGAATAAAAGCGTGGATGAACGTTTAGTTCCACCAGGTGAATATATAGACGCTCTTAATGTACGTTTAGGATCTACTGAAGCTACTGAAATAGGAGCTGTAGAAAATTCTAAAGGTAACACTGCTCTTACAGCAGTTCAGTTTTTAGGAGAAAACATAAGTCCATCAGCAAGAACGATTGGTTGTTATGAAGATGGGGTTAATGAAACTCTTTACTGGTTTATAACTGATCCTGATAATTCACTTTCTATTGTTACAGGTAAAGTTGATTTAATAGTTTCTTACAATACACAAACATCTACGTTAGTGTATCATGTTATTAGTACTCAAGTTTTAAATTTTGATAAAGAATTTTTAATTACAGGTGTTAGTAAAATAGAAGATCTTTTATTTTTTACTGATGATTTAAATCCTCCAAGAGTTATAAACGTACAAAAATCACCACCAGGATATTTACTTCCACTTCCTTCAGGTTTAGATCAGTTAGTTGAAGAGGATATTAGTGTAATTGTAAAGCCACCTGGCTATGAGGAATATGGTGTAGGTACACCAGGGATTCGTCCTTTAGCAACTCCTTCTGTACAATTAATTAATATTGAACCACCTACAGCAAATAATGTTTTATTGCCTGATGAAATAGTAGTTGGAGGACAAGAAAATTATATAAAGACAAGATTTTTATCTTTTGCTTATAGGTATAGATATGAAGATGGTGGATATAGTGCTATATCTTTATTTTCAGTTCCCGCATTTCAACCTTTGACATTTGAATTTAGTATTCAAACCTATTTAAATGCTGGTATGTTTAACAGATTTAATGCTTGTAATGTTACTTTTTCTACAGGACCAAAACAAGTAGTAGAAGTAGATTTACTTTACAAACAGACCACAAGTAATGTTATATATGTAATTAAAAGATATAACAAAGTAAACGAGGGATGGGCTAATAATGATTTTAAGACTATTTTATTTGACAATAGTGAAATATATACTACGTTAGGATCAGATGAATTATTAAGATTATATGATAATGTTCCAAGAATTGCTAAAGCTCAAACTATTCAAGGAAATAGATTAGTTTATGGTAACTACATAGATGGGTATGATATTAAAGATGCTCCAGATGGAAATGAAATAAAAATAACTTATAATACTCAACCATTTTCAGAAGAGATTTCAGGTGTAACATTAGGTGATGATACTGTTCCTAATCCTTTTCTTTCTACTTTAGCTTATACTATAGGGCCAGGGGATCCAGGAGTTGACTCTGTAATTACATGGGATTTATCAAAAGTAGATGTTGATTTACCAACTGGTATTCCAGAAGGCGTAGTATTTAACTTTAGATTTGAAATGTCTTCTCAAACTGTAACTTCAAGTGGATATACTCAAGAATCTCCGTTTACTATAAGTATGACATATACTGTTGCTACAATTGGTGGATTTCCTAATGTGGCTGCTATGTGTGCATCAACAGAATTTAAAAATAGAATTGGTGGCTCATTAGCTCAAAATCAAGGAACATTGGCTCAAAATCTTTATCCTTGTAATAACTCTGATCAAGGGACAACATTAACAGATAAATTTTATTCAGAAGCATTAGCAATAGAACCATCAACAGGTTTTGAATTAGTAAATGGTGGTAGATTTACTGGAGATACCTGTGTTTTTCCTACAACATCTTTTCCTGCTCCTTGTACTTCTACTGCTTTTGGAAGTGGAATAACTTATTGTGGTCCACAAGTACCTCCATTAACTGTTGCTTTAGGACCTTGTACAGCAGGGCTTTTAACAGATGAGAGTGGTGTAGATTTTACTGATACCACTCAATATCCACCCCTTGGCGTTTTAGCTGGTGATATAGTTAAAGATAATATAACAGGGTTTATAGCAACAATTTCAGCGGTTACCGCTACTACATTAACAATAGCTAATATAACACCTATTGCTCCTGCTGTACTTCAAGATGCTGTTTCATTATTAGAGGTTTCAGGTCGTTCATATCAACTGTTCCCAGGTGGAGCGGGAACTGCCCTTTGTTCTCCTCAAGGATTTGAATACACTTCTGATGCAACTACTCCAGATGGATTTAGTCTTGCTATCCCTGCTACTCAATATTATGATGCTGGTGGCCTAAGTAACTTCTTATTTTATGAGTTTGTTTTATATGGATGTAGTGCTGGATATATTCTGGATGCAGATCAAGGTAGTTTACATTCTAACAGAGATTATGAAACAGGGGTTGTATATTTGGATAATCAAGGTAGAGCATCTACTGTATTAACAAGTGATAATAATACAACATTTTTTGATCCTAAGACTTCAGTATATAAAAACAAAATAAAAGTAACACTTGAAAATAAACCTCCTTATTGGGCTACTCATTATAAGTTTGTAGTTAAACCAAGTGAAGGAACTTATTTTACTGTATTCTCTAATATATTTTATGCTCAAGATGGTACTGGTAAAAATGAAGCAGGTTATAGTAATGAAAACGATCCAAGTTTAGTATGGTTTCAATTAAATGGTAACAACCAAAATTTAATAAAAGTAGGTGATGAGCTTATAGTAAAAGTTGATACTGCAGGTCCAATTCAAGACGAAGAAAAAACTACAGTATTAGCAGTTGAAGGCTTTGGATCAAAAGGTATTACGAATAAATCTTTAGCTGGATTATATATGTTACTTAAACCATCTGGCTGGACTATTGAATCTCAAAAGAAAAGTTATTATAGAGGAAATAAAAGTAAAGACGCAGAAGATAGTAAGGGATCTGATAGATATTCATCTGGATGTATTTCTAATTATTCTTTAAATGAAGATGAATCGGTAACCCCTCCAGTTCCTTATGATATACCTGCTGGATCAACTATTAGAATAAAAATTAGTAATTGGAGAGGTGGTGGTGGTGGAAAATGTGATAGTAAAAGATTACGATATGATAAAAGTTTTGTTTCTACAACTGACTACCCAAATTTTTATACATGGGCAGTAGGTGATGACTTATTAAGTCAAATGAATTGTACTAATGCAGATGAATGTTTTGAAACTGAAATTGAGTTTAGGAATACTTTAGGTACAACTACACTTTTAACAAGTCCATTTCTTCCTTCCTTAACAATTAGTTTTAGTTCGGGATGTGTGAATGATGCTTTTAAAGCTGTGTGTTCAGTAAGTGAAGAGCCATCAGGAGCAATGTATTTTGTTAATTCTTGTGGCATACCCAGATGTTGGGAATGGACAGAATATTATAATGGTCATTGTTCTACTCTTATTGAAGTAACAAGAGGGGGATCGTTATTAGTATGGGAAACAGTACCTCAAGATGCAGATCCAAACTTGTTTTATGATGCTTCTGATTTATTAGAAATTGATGTAAATCGAAATCATCAATCTGAAAGAACTTTTTCTTTAGTACCAAGTCCTGGATATAGTTTAGATGATGGAGGTCAAGATCAAGATTTTGCTTTAGGTGTTCCTTTGATTACAGATTTAGATTTTATAAACTGTTTTACTTTTGGGAATGGTGTAGAAAGTTTTAGAATTCAAGATAGTCCTGTAGGTAAAAGTTTTAATTTAGGAGAAAGAGTTTTAGCCGTTTCTAATCAAGACTTTAAAGAGGCAGATCGGTTTGCTGGATTAACATATAGTGGCGTTTATAGTGATTCTAATAATTCTAATAATTTAAATGAATTTAACTTAGGATTAGTGAATTATAAAGACTTAGAAACTTCCTTTGGACCTATACAAATATTACATTCCAGAGAGACAGATATATTAGTTTTACAAGAAGACAGAATATCTTATGTATTAACAGGTAAAAATGTTATTACAGACTCTACAGGTGGTGGGGCAATTGCATCAGTAAAAGAAGTATTAGGTACACAGGTAGCGAGGATAGAAGAATTTGGTATTAGTTTTAATCCTGAAAGTTTTGCTGTTTGGGGAAGTGAAATATTTTTTACAGATGCTAAAAGAGGTACTGTACTTAATTTAAGAGGTTCAGATCGAACTAATGATCAATTACAACTTGTTTCTCGCTTTGGTATGAACTCATTTTTTAGAGATAGATTTACTGAAACTTTAACAAGTCAAAAATTAGGGGCTTATGATCCTTATATGAATGAGTATGTGTTAACTATCAACAATGAATCAGTACCAAGACCAAAACAAAAACTTCCTTGTAACACAACTATTAGTCAATTAGGAATTAGTACAACTCTTTTATATGATGTTGATTTAGGAACGGGTACAGGTGTCATTAATATACCTTATATTATAACTTCAGGAAGTATTATTATTAATGTTGTTTGGAATAATACTACTTTTACTTCAGGAACTTTAACTACTGCTTCAACTACACCTTTTAGTTTTTTGAAAAATACAGCAACTCCTAATATTGCTGCAGTAGAAATTACAGTAGTTAATGCACCAGCTACTTACGAAATTACATTAGAGTGTGCGCCTGAAATTCCTCTAACACTTATACAGGTAGTAGTTAACTCAGCTAATTATGCTACTGAAACTATACATACTAATTATAGATGGACAGACGGTTCATACATCAGTAATTTTACAGGATTTTCTCCTGCAGTATTAGTTGTACCACAGGCTTCTGAATATTCAGTAAGTACAGGAATAAGGGGACAGGGTAATTATCCTTCTACTGTTTCAGACATAACACTTAGAACTCAGAGAATACTTCCTGATAATTTTAATTTTGATCCATTAATTCATAAGCTTAAACTATTATCTTCTAATACTTTATATAATAATAGTCCTGGAGATATTGCTAATTTATTAGCAACAGCTACTGTAGTTAATGGTGGTACATATACTAATCCAAGTCCTGGAGTATTCCAAGGAACTGAGTTAGCATTTAATCAACCACTTGGTAATCAATACTTATATTTAGTTTGGGAATTTGTTCTTGAAAACAATTTATTTGTATGCTACTGTCCTAATAGTGCTGTTGAGGCATGTTGTGAATGTATTGTTCCATGTGAGCAAGCTTACTTTGGTCCTGTAACACAAAATGTATCACAAGTATGTACTACAGATAGTAATACTCCAGGTAATCTTGGTCTATTAGGATTTAATGGTACAGGATCTACACCTCAATTAGGGAACGTTGTTTTCGGAGGAGATGGTTGTGATGCTGGCAGTTATTTAGCAACTGGTTTTTATATTGTAACAGCGGGCCCTGGCCCTACAATTGGTCCTAAAAATTGGGTTCAAATAGGCGTTAATGGTGAAGTAATAAATACAGGAGTTTGTCCTTAATTAAATTAAATAAAATAAAAAATATATATAAATATGTCGTGTAATAATCAACTACAAGTATACTGGAGTGGAACTTCTTTCTTTTCAGCTACTGCATTTTTTAGTGATGCTGCTCTTTCAAGTCCATCCCCTGACGGATTTTATGCCTTTGGAGGTTTTGTTCGTGAAATATCAAATGGTATTTTATTAGCTGCGGTTCCTTGCGAATCATGTATAATACCTTGCGGTGATCCTTTTTACTTTAACGGTGGATCAACTGGTGAATATAACATTGTATTTGGTATGGGTGTTAATCCAGGTGCAGCTATTATTACTTTTAGTCCTGGCCTTAACAACAGTACTTATTTCCCTGTTCCAGATCAATGTACATGGACTTACGTTAGTCCATCAACTCCTTATGGTGAGATAAAAAGATCAGAATATTCTCAGCTAACAGGTGGTTATTTAAAAGGACTTATCGGAGGTTTTGATAGTCCAACTTATGCATCTGGAAATCCATGTTTATCTCTACAAAGTCCAGTTGGGCCTTTAATTAAAACAGGACTTGGGACTGTTAATTCACAATCACTTGGAACAATTTATGATTATAATTATGCTTCATCAATTTTTAATATATCCAATGTCAACCAACCATTAGGTAGTATAATTTCTCCGATTGGATGGACAGGAATAGTTAATAATACAGGAGATTATCAATCTACATTATTAAATTGGAATTGTATTGATAAGTCTACAAGTAACTGTAATTGTAGTACAAGCATTTCAACTTGTAGTACAGCATTAGGAGTTCCTGCAAGTCCTTATAATAACAATGTTGCTTTAGCTCCAAACTTAATGCCATTTTCTGCAGGAGGAAATACTCAATTTCAGGCGTGTGGTTTATCAGTTAAACCAGCAGTTATGGTAGTGCCATCTCCTCCAGGGATACCTCAAACAAATTTAAAGGTAAGTGTAGTTGGTCCTTGTACATCAACATGGTGGGGTATTGATGTTAAGTGTCCCGAATTATTAGCGCCTATACTTTCATCAACTCAATTTGGGGACTTGGAAGATGATCAAACTCCAGCTGGTCAATTAACTAAAACACCTCTTGCAGATGTTTGTGATTACGTAGTAGATACAACTTTCTATCATGTACCTGTAGATAACTGGGGTAATACTAATCCTAATTCTTATTATTATAATGGTGACTCTTTTTCAGCAGCTGGTGTTGTTCCATTAGGGCAACCAAATGGGGTTTTAGGATTATCAGACTGGATATATGAAGATCCTTATGGAGTAACGCCTGTTGCTGTTGGTGTTTATAAAATGCAATTTGATGCTTTGGATGGAGGAGGAGTTCAAAATTGGGCAGTGCAAGTTGGCCCAAGAGAGTATAAAGACGTATCTAATACAGGTACTCCTGGTCAATTTAATCCATTGCCACCTGAAGATTATGTAGGGCAAACTTGGTCTCCAGATTGGAATGCAGGAATTACAGCTTCTGATGTGCAATCAACAGGAGCAAGAGTACCTGGTATAGTTCGGTCAATTACACCATGTACTGCTATTCCTATTGCTCCTTGTGGAGGAAGTTTTAATGGAACTAACTTATCAAATGGGCAATACAATATAGATATGGATGCGGGCGCAGCAACAGGAGCTGTTATTATTCGTCTGAAATCATTTAACGTTCCTGATAAATGTACATGGACTTATGATGGTAATAGTGCAAGTGAATATTCTTCTCCAATTTTTGGTTATCTCCAAGGAGCAATAGGAAGTATAGCTGGTGGAGGAAGTCCATGCCCTTGCCCTCCAGGATTTGATTCCTGTTTAACTTCAGGTGTTGGGGGAGTTGATGGAACAATTACAAATGCGCTTGGTTCAAATGGTATAACGTATGATGGACTATCGCATATTTGGGATCCTAACATTCCTGCGTTTGTTGCAGGTGCATCAATTGTTATGGGGCCTTATACTGATCAAGCTTCGGGTGGTGTTACTTTAACTCAAAACGCACCAGGTTATGCTATGATGGTAGTACCAAAACCTAATGCAGCTCCATCTTTAGTACAAATACAGTTAGAAGGACCATGCAATAATACAGGATTTGAATGTGAAGCGTATTGTCCTGTTAAATTATCTGTTAAAAATAGAGGTGATGTTGGCGGGGCATGTAAAGTTTACACTACTAATTTTTACACAGCATCTCCTAACGTAAGCACTGGCTTAAGTCCATCAAATTTAGAAGTTCATGATTGGGTGTTTGAAGATGAAGATGGAGTAACTCCTTTACCTGCAGGTGTTTATGCTGCAAAATGGCCAGGAGGTCCAGATAAGGAAATGGTAGTTTCAGTTAATGGTGTTATTACTAATCTTGTTAATTGCTAATAAATAAATAATTATGCCAGTATACAAACCAAAAACATTAACATACGCTCCCGATGTAAAAGGGTGGCCATCTTTTTATTCTTATTTAGCAGACTACATGGTAGGTATGAATGGCTTTTTTTATACTTGGTCAGGAGGAGATTTATTTAGACACAATACAAATCCAATACGTAATAATTATTATGGAGTACAGTATAACTCTACTATAACATCTGTTTTTAATTCTGATCCAATGACTATTAAACTTTTTAAGACTATGTCTTTTGAGTCAGACGATACATGGGAATGCACTTCTTTGTTTTCTGATTTAAGTACAGGATCAATGCTATCTACTTTTTTTGTTCAAAAAGAAGGAGAATGGTTTACATTCTTAAGAGAGGATGATGCTACAACAAACTTTAAAGCAAGATCATCAGCTGGTATAGGAACTATACTTAGTGCAACAGGACCTATAAATGCTGTTGTTGTAACGTTTAATTTAGGTGATTTAGGAAGTGTCATTAGTATAGGTGATATAGCTTATCAAGTACTACCTTCTTTAGTGATTCCTACTCCTGCGAATCCAAACCCTCCAGCTGGCCCTCCTACTTTAATAGGACCTATAACCGCTATAAATAGATTTAGTGTAACAGATATTGTTACAGGAGCGATTACTTTACCTTCTATTACAATAAATTCTGGGGGTGTTATTCCTTTAGTTGGAAACTATTGTTTAGGGTTAAAAAATTCAGTTGCAGAGTCTCATGGTGCACGAGGATATTATTTACACTTTACGCTTGAAAATACAAATACTAATGCTGTTGAATTGTTTTCTGTAGGTAGCAGTGTAATGAAAAGCTTTCCATAGAATTTTACTATCTTTGCATAAATGAAATTAAATATACTACCACTAAAAAAAACAGACTATGAAAATATTCTATGTAAGTGGTGGGAAGAATGGAGATGGACACCTCCTTCAAAAGATTTTTTACCCGATGATGGTATGGGTGGTTTTATTGTTTATGATGGAGATACACCAATTTGTGCTGGGTTTATGTATTTAACTAATTCAAAAGCTGTATGGTGTGATTGGATAATATCTAATCTTCAATATAAAGACAGGCAAAAAAGAAAAGAAGCTTTAGAGTTATTAGTTCAAACTATTAGTGATATTGCAGAAGATTTAGGGAAAAAGTATGTTTACGCATTGATTAAAAATAAACCTCTAATTAATGTATATAAAAAAATAGGTTTTATTGAGGGGGCTTCTTATACTCATGAAATGATTAAAAAAATATAATATGGCAGCAGTAACAACAGCAGTAATAGGAATAACAATGGGAGCAGCTTCAGCAGTACAGGGTTTTTCAGCAGCAGCTAAAGCAAAAACTGCGGCAGATGAGGCAAATACAGCTGCAGCTAAAGCAATGGCAGAAGCTAAAAGAAAAGCAGAGAAAGATAACTTTGCTGGATTAGCAGTTCCTTTAGATGCGTATGAAGCAGAATTTGAAAACAATTTAGCAGTTCAACAACAAAATGTAGAGGCTTTACAAGAAGGAGATTCCAGAGGTTTAGCGGCAGGTGTTGGTAGGGTAGGTGCTCAAGGAAATTTAGCGGCTGAAGGAACTCGTATTAAAATGGGCCAAGAACTTTCAGATTTAAATATGATGAAAGCTGAATCTAAGGAAGCTATAAATCAACAGCTTATAGAGATGGATGTGGCTGGAGCAAAAGAACAAAACCAAAGGATGAGAGACGCACAAGCTGCAAGAGCTCAAGGTATTTCTCAAGGAATACAAGGTGTTGGAGGGGCACTTTCATCAGCAGCAGCCTTAGCTCCATTGTATGGACAAAGCACAGCTGATAGAAGGGGTAATAAATTAGCATCACAGTTTGGTGATTCTAAATCAAAAGGAAGTTTAACGGACTCACAATTTGGGGCAAATATAGGAGCAATGGATTTAAGCAAAAAACAATTTAGGGATTTGAAAGCAGGAGGTGCTGATAATTTTAATAAGTTTCTTTTTGAAAATAAATTTAAAGGTCAAGGAGTGTCTCCTGATGATTATTATCAAATGGGGATTTCTGACTGGTCACAACAAGATTAATAAATAAACTATGGCATTACCACCTAAAAAAAATATAGACTTTGATGTTTATGAAAGACAAGATCCTACATCTACAGTAGATTGGGCGGGAGCTGCTGCAGATATTACGAAGACATTTGCAACTATTCGTGATACAAGACAAGCAAGAAAAGATGATTTAGAAAAAAACATTACAGAACAGGAGACTGCCCTTAATGATATTGGTGAATATGATTCACCCACCCTACGACAAGTTGCTTTAGACTCGTCTCAACAGAGTGCTGATGAGCTTGCAAGAAAAGCAGATTTAATGAGAAGAGGTTTGTTAAAACCTAATGATATGATGAAATTTAAATCTAATCAAAGTTCTGGATGGACTCAGTTTAAAAATAATGCAGAAAATTGGAATTCAAAGTATGTAGAATATACAGAAAGAATGAATGCAGTACCCCCTGTTAGTGCTAAATTAGAACAACAATTAGCTCAATCTTTAGAAGGATTTGGTAATTTAAAAAATTTAAAGTTTCTTACTGATGATGATGGTAATATGTCTTACACAAGAATAGATGATAAGGGTGAAATTATTCCAGGAGAGTCTATGAGTGCTAATGAAATGACAAATCTTTTAAATCAAAAAATTGATAACTTTGATTCTGTAGGTACAGCAAAAAATCTGGCAGATAAAATTGGTATAATAATTAAAGAAAAGTTAAATAAAGATGGTATAGTAACATCTGTTAACTCAGTAGAAAGATCAAGGGCAGAGTCTACGTATTTAGGTAGTGATGAAATGCAAGAAACATTAGATCTTTACGCTAAAGAGCTTACTGCCGTTCCTCAAAATTTAGCAGTAATGTTAACGCAAAACGTTAATGTACCTGGAGGTGCAGAGGTATATCAAGGAGATTTTGGAGGAAAATTACATGATGCTTGGGCAGCAGATCCAGCAAACTCTGATAAACCCGCAGGTGAGAACCCTTATATAGCAATGAGATTTGACGGTAATAATTACCTTCCAGATGTTACTCCAGAACAAAAAGCAGTAGCTGATGAGTATGCTCGAGGTTTAGTAAGATCATCTCTTAATATTAAAGAGACTGTTAAAGATGTAAAGAAAATTCAAAAAACTCCCGC